GGCAATGTGATATCCACTTTTTGAAACAGAATCAATACACCTCTCAAGAGCTCTTTCTTGTTCTTCCGATGGACAATGAGCCGTTATAAAAATCAAATCTTTCATTCAATAAAAAATAACAAAATAAAAAATTCTGTAAATAAAAAACCCCCACTTTATGTGAGGGTCTTTTTTTAGATGGTGTATTCATCAACTAACTCAACAATAGAACGTAAGGTTGGTTTAACCAAAACATGGTCTTTTTGAGAGTGACCACCTAAACGAATCAGGTTGTCAAAAAGTTTTTGGTTAGTCTCATACATACCCATCAAACCATACTTCTTGAGGGGTTTATCAACATTACCGTAATCTTCTTTCTCCATAGTTCTCATAGTTACTGTTGAGATAACTTTAGACAACAACTCCATGTAATTATACATACTATCGTAAATAGTCTCGCCACTCATGTACTTGGACGATTTGTTGTTTTCTTTAAGATACATCCAAAATTCCATAAGTGAAAGAATAAACAAACGTTGCATCACAGCTTTTTGACCTACACCAACCATCTCACGAGCCAGTTCCACTTTACGAACATTATTGTTTTTATCACCAAACTTACCACTAAAAACCTTACCCAAACGGGTTCTCATAAAGTCGATGAAACCGAAAGCATTTGGTTGAACAGGAATCTCATCATCATAAACAGCATCGAGTAAGTTTTCAGCCACTTTTTGGATACCAAGACCCCACTTAACTTTTTCATCAAAACCTAACATGGAACGTACCAACAGGTCGTTAAAGGTTCGTGTCACTTCTTCGTCATTGGTTGAACCATCCTCTTCCAAGTTGTATCCAAATGCACTCATGATAGCTGGGTAAGTCTCAACATATCCACGGGACTTGATGTTATACTCATCTCGAGAACCCCAAATCTGATGGATGGGTTGTACAGGTTTTTGTTGTAAGTTCAACTTGTTAAATTTACTCCTAACCATCTCAATAACTTTAGTCTCATCGTAGTCTTCAGAGTTGTAAGTCAACGTAATATCGTCTTCGATACACTTGAACACTATCTTACTAATTACTTTGAGGTCAAAGGTTAGTTTTTTTATCTCTTTTCTTACATTATGCGGTAAGTTTTCAAATTTTACCACCGGTACGTTTTTGTTGGTTCCAATCGCTTTCAAGAGTTTATTACATTCAAGTTGTAAACTCTCATCGACTTTTTGTTGGTGCCCTCGGATAATTTCGGGAAGATAGTAAGCCCAAAATTTAGCCGCTTGTTGACCAGAAAGTGTCAATTTACTATTTATAAACTTACGGATAATATCAACTCGTTGACCACCATCTACAAGCTCTTGTTGATAACGGTTTTCAGGTTGATAAAGTACGATAGTTCCAACTCGTTCTCCACACAAAAAGTCAAGAAGAATTCCTTTTTGAACTTTAGGCGAGTGTTGGCCCGCAGGACGTTGATATGCAGGTTTCGGATTTACAAGACCATCTGACTTATAGTCATCAATGATAGTAGTCACTGATACTTCTTTACCAGCATCTTCTTTGATATACACAAGATAGTGTTTACCAGTCACCTCACCTTTAAACAAAGGTTGAGTAGTAGAGTCGACTAAACGTCTTTTAGCGTCAGCGACTAATTGGTTGTCTTGGTTCTTTTGACCGTGACCTTCACTTCCTGTGAGGGTGGGTGCTCCCGATGATACCATATCGGTTTCATGTAATGAATTTTGGTTCATTGTAAAAAAAGTGTCGTCCGAATTGTGATTAATAGAGTGTCTGTGATAGAAGCTCGGACATTTACTCCCACATCGACACTACAAATATAAAACAGATTTTTGAATTACCAAACGATTTTAAAACTTTTTTTAAAATAAAAAACCCCCACTTAATTAGTGAGGGTCTATTTTACAGATTCATTTCCGTTTGAATCGTTCCTAACCTTCGGTCACAAATATCTACATACTCTTCATTTATCTCAGAACCAATCCATAGTCTATTCAACAACATCGCACCTTTTGCGGTGGTTCCACTTCCCATAAATGGGTCGTAAATAATATCCCCCTCGTTTGTCCAAGATGTAATATGGTCCTTAACCAAATCAATCGGGAAGATAGCGGGGTGTTCATATGCAACCTCATCTTCTTGTCCATTCTTAGAAGTTTTATACGTCCAAACATTATATCTTTGTCCATACTCCTCAATCATCTTCTTGGTATTCTCCTTCATGGAACCATCTTTTTGTCTGACAGTGTTTTTACCCCACGAACCTACCTGTCCACCATATACATTCTTCCTGTCTTTGATTGGATTGAATACCTCAGGTTTACCTTTAGATAAAACAAACATATACTCAAATATCTGATGATATCTTGTGTTTGATGGATTGGCAAAGTTGTTCTTCATATAAATCATTGTGTCGTGAATATTGAACCCAATTTCTTTAAAGAATAACGCCTGTCTGAATGATGTTCCTGTTTCAGAACCATTGTGTGTTGCATCTCCTACAACCCATACAACAACCCCACCTTTTTTGGTTACTCTGTATAACTCACGAGCAATGTTCTCAAAGTCAAATGAGTATCCATTGTAATCAGTGGTTAAACCTTTTATCTTATTGTTATACGTTCTAAGGTCATCATACGGAGGTGATGTGACAGTCAGAGAAACAAAATTGTCTGGCATTCTTTTCATCGTGTCCAAACAATCTTCCAAATAAATTCTATTAACTTCCATACAGTAAATATAAGATTTTTTAAATACAAAGTATATTATTTATTACGCCTGTTTAAAAATTCATAAATTTTTTCCGCACTCATTTTTTTATTCTTACCTAATTTTCCATTTTTTTCTAACAAGACAATTTCATCTTTAGTTATTTCATGAAAAATTAGGTTTTCAATATCTCTAAAATCGACAGCAACATAAATGTCTAAACTATTTAATTTTTCTTTAAACCCTTCTTCAGTAACCACCCTACCATATCCAACCTCCTTAGATGATGCAAAAGAAATACCATTTTTACTTATGGACCTAACTTCTTCTCTACCATTCATAACATCACTAACATCATATGGACTCGACTCAGATGACGCTCGAGTGGAACCTCTTACTTCTTCTCGAATAAATTCCGAAAGTCTACCAATGATTCTACCATCATTTAAAAATTTTTTTACCGCATCAACACTGATGTTGAAACCTTCAGCAATTTTTTCAAGGTTAATTTGGTGTTCCATATTACTCATAATGCAAAGTAAAACAAAAAATTTGACACTACCAAATAAAAAACCCCCACTTTTGGTGGAGGGCTTTATGATTTTGATTTAAATGGGAATTACATCATCCCGATTGAGTTAATCACATCTCCCTGTCTGATTTGGTCAAGGACATCAAGACCTTCCACCACTTTACCAAAACAAGTGTGGTTATTATCCAAATGCTGTGTACCTTGTCGGTTGTGACAGATAAAGAACTGTGAACCACCTGTGTTACGTCCCGCATGTGCCATAGACAATACACCTCTGTCGTGGTATTGTTTTGGTGCGGTTACCTCACACTGAATGGTGTAGCCAGGACCACCGTTACCCATACCGTTAGGACATCCACCCTGAACAACAAAGTTTGGAATTACTCTGTGGAAGTTTAATCCATCATAAAACTTCTTCTCAATTAAACTTTTGAAGTTACCTGTGGTAATTGGCGTTTCATCGTCATACAATTCTGCAATCATATCACCCTTGCTTGTTGAAATTTTTACTCTACTCATGTGTTATATTTTTGATAAACATAAACAATCTGTGGTGATGTATCAACACATTATTAATGGGTATGTCAAACAAATTGTGATTTTTACGGTATTTATTTACATGGGTAAATTTATATTACAAGAATCCGAAAAAGAACAAATCAGAAGAATGTATGGGTTGGTTAATGAACAAACACAATCTCCTGAAGATAACCAAGAATTTCTTGATTGGGCTAAAAATGCTACAGTAATGCCATTTATAGCACCAAACCCATATAGTAATGGGGATTTAAAACTTGGTGTTCAAATCAAAGGTAATGATGGAGAAACCATATCTTCAATGGATTTAAGAAATCCAAATCAATCACAAGTTATTAATCTCATTGAAAGATTGGATGTAACAACTGAAGATGGTAAACTTGTTTATCGTTTTGGTACAGATAATGGTCAACTTTTTAACGCCTCAACATTTAAAGCAAACTATGAGGTTATTGATAATTCATATGTTGTATATTCTATAGTTGATGAAAATTCTGATATGATTCAAAAACTAAAACAATTTACCAAACCAGGTAAAATAAATAAATTTATTGTTACTGTTACACCAAGACTATCAAGTGATTTATTAAAAACAGGTTCAAAATTATTTACAACCAAACCCAACATATTAATTGTACAATAAAAAATCCCATCATTGATTACATTCTAAATATGTGTTCTTTGAACTTTTCATAATGGATAAATATATTAATTTATTTCAAAATTGTTTGTCCCATCAGGTTTAACAAAATATTTATCTATCACCTTTTTATTATCTAAGACATCGGATAAACTTACATAGTCTTTATTTTTATCACCCCATGTTGTTTTCATTAAAACCACATCTGAGTGGGGTATAACAATTGCACCAACATCATCCATATCTGACTTAAGAAATGCGTATCTTCTGTGATTTCCATCAACCACAATATACTTAGTCCTGTCATATGGATGTTGTATTACTTTGATTGGTGGTAACTCTTCACCATCATTGATGGATTTAACCATATTTTTAATATTATCACTTGTTTCCATGTATGATATATCTTTGAATGGCTCGTTTGGTAATGTGTCACTTACTCGTATCTTCTGAATTGCTCCAACATATTTGTCTGCATATTCACTTCCCCCACCATCAGAGAATATTTCTACAGGTTGATTGGTGATTACCTCTTCATTGATAACTCCCATCATTTCTTTGATTCTATGTATATTTTCTTGTAAGTTCATCGTCTCAAATAATTGTTGATTTTATCTTGAACTTCAGGGTCATCACCCGTGTAAATGATGTCTATAAGATAACGATGTAATGGATATATTTCATTAGTCATCACACGTTCTTCCAATTCATTATTCTTTTTATGATATTCGTAGTCAGGTTCAATCCCTGCATAGTTGAACGATTCAACTTTATATTTTGTTCTTAATTTGTTTCTATCTACAACAAATGTCATATTTGAATCTTCCAATGGTGATTCCAATCCTATACCTATTGTGTGACCTGGGTCCCAATTCTTATCTCTTGTAAATGAAATGGCGTTTTGATGTTTTGTTTTGGCCATTCTTTTATCATATTGAAGGTAATCTCCTGATGGTATTGAACCCGCCCTTAACGCATCACTATTGATTATATCTAATCCCCTGTTTGTTGAAGTCTTGTGATATAACGGAACTCCTTTGATGTCATCAAACACTTCGTTTAATCCCATCACCTCCTTAATCCTATTTATGTTTTCAAACAAATTCATAAACAATAAATATTTTAATCTTTTGTAATTAGTTCAGATATCTCCTTTAACACAACGTTCATTTGTGAAATACCATCAAATAAAGCAACATAGATGTTTGGATTATTTGGAACATAATAAAACTTTTTTATAGTCCACATTTTGTTGTTGTAAGTAATCTCTTTACCTATGATTGGGAATGCATCTCTCATAAAAGGTAAATACTATCATCACAAATAATAATTTGAAGATATTTATAAATAAAACAAGCCCCCTGTTTCAGGGCATTTAGGACCGTTACCGTTTCGGTAACAAAAAAAAGGGGAATTCGCTACTCCCCTTTTATTTTTACCAATAACCCACGTCTTGTCTAAAAAAGTTTGGATTCCGTCTGTTAACATATGATTTGATTAACAACCGAATCATACCTGTATAACCCATCTTCCTGAATCTTCTATCGTCCTGACCAACGTAGTGATTTAAAATTTTAAATTCTCTTACTCTGTATTTTTTTGACAAACAATAATCTTCAGAGTGTTGAAGGGTTTCATCAAATTGTCCGTAATGCATAAATGATTTCTTTGTAGTTAAAAAGAATGTACCAACCGCGAATGGTGTCTTCTTACTCACAAAGTGATTTACCACATTGAAGAGTTTAAATGCAAGTTTGCTTCTAAGTGATTTACTAACCGATTTTACCTTACAAGTTACAAGTTGTACCTTACTGTCTTTCAGTGTTAAAAGTGCATCAGATATTTGAGTATCACTTAAAAGTATTGAGTCAGCATCCAAGAATAAAATGTAAGGTGTTTTACTCAGATTGGCACCTACGTTCCTACCAAGAGCAACCTTCCCCCCATTTTGTATCTCAATCTTTAACACATCCTTTAACTCCTCTTTACATCTTTTGATAACCTCTTGTGTTCCGTCAGTTGATTTACCATCACTGACAATAACTCTTGTTCCTTTGATACCCACTTGTTTACCAATGTTCATCAAAGTTTTTCCTATGTAATTCACCTCGTTGTAACACGGAATTACAATTGTCAATTCATCACTAATATTTGTGTACTTCATATTGCCCATCTTTTAATGTAATATATGATTTGTTCTCAATCCAATCACCACAATTTAAATATCTAACCCCATCAACCATCTTGTCTTCAGGTGTGTGGATGTGCCCACATATAACCGTATGACAGTATCTTCTTTTAGCTTGGAACACAAGTTGATTCTCAAATGATGTGATAAACTTTACCGCCTCTTTAACTCTGTCTTTTAAGAATTTGGACAAAGACCTTTTAACCCCCAAAGACTTTAGTTTTCTGTCAATGTAAATCGCCGAGTCATATCCAATTGAACCTAACATAGCCAACCACTTTAATTTAACCACACCGTCATATAAGTCACCGTGTGTAATCCAAGTACCTTTATATTCATATTCATTATGAATTTCAATGTTACCCAACTCCAAGAATGGGAACTCCCTCAAAAACTCATCATGGTTTCCCGTAATGTAAATTACCTTGGTACCGTTCTTTGAGTAAGATAGAATCTTTCTAATTACATTGGTGTATGATTGTGTCCAATAAAATCTTTTCTTGAGTAACCAACCATCTATTATATCACCAACTAAAAACAAATGCTCAGGGTTGTACATCTTCAATACTTCTAACAGTTTTTCGGACTCAACCCCACGGGCACCTAAGTGAACGTCCGAAATAAATAATGCTTCTATTTTCATCACCTATAATTAGGTTAAATTATGTTGTTATGATGGTTTTATGTATTATCAAAACTTTAATATTAACTATAGGAAAGTATTTATAATCATGAAGTATATTATCTCAGAATCACAATATAAAAGATTCAATGAAAATATTGATATTGAATCTAATATTATTGGCCAGCCAACAGAGGAAGTTTTAACCGTTGCCGATTTTCTGAATCGTTACGATATTGTTGAGCCAGGAAGAATGTTAATTGAAGACCAAGCAATTCAAGTCTTTGGATTTGAAGGAAAAGATTTCAAATTCTTTGATGATGAATTCTTAATCTTTATTGTCTACCCAAGTAAAGGTGACATTTGGATTAACGTTGAATGGGTTGAAGATGATACCATTAATCCCGAACAATTAAGTGAAGTCATTGATTATGTGAAACAACTCGCAGGTAATTATTCCATGTTTTATTGGGCAATTGAAGGGGAACCCATCTAACAGATATTTATTAGAATATGAAAATTATTATCACGGAGTCTCAACGTAAGATTTTAACCGAAGGGTTAGATTTTACGGAAGTTTATAAAAAAAATTACAATCCAATATTTTCTCAGGTTTGTATGAAGTACGCCAAAGGTGATATTGATTTAGCCAAAGAGTTTTGTCAGATTGGATTTCTTAAAGTTCATAAAAACTTAGACAAATACTCAGGTCAAGGTAGTTTACAAGGATGGGTAAGAAGAGTTGTCACCAACGAAATTATCAATGAGTTTAGAAAAAAACAGTTGGATACCACAACTGATTTAGATATCTCAAAAATGGATGTTGGAGTAGAACCTACGGAAACCGATTTCATGGGTGGTAGAATAACCAAAGAACAGTTAAGAAAAGCGGTTGATGGTTTAGCCGAAGGTTACAAAACAATATTGATGTTATATTATTTTGGTAACCTAAAACACAATGAGATTGCGGAGGTCTTGGGTATTGACCCAGGAACCTCTCGTTCACAACTCAGTAAGGCAAAAATAAGTTTAAGAAACGTTTTAGCGAAATACCTTTAATATCTATTAAGGATTTGTAACCTAATCTTTTTTTGGTCTTCCTCAGGATTTGATTTTAATCCCCCCAAACTTATAGACTCACCATAACAATGTGGTTCAACAACATCAAAGTCATCCACATCTTTGATTACTCGGAATGAGACAAACCCAGCACTTGTTGCATCTTGCCCACCAACTATGTCAGAGTGATTTATCGCAGCACTAAAAACAATCACACTACCATTGATAACAACATATTTTGCGACAAACATAATTATGAATTTAATTGTTTCCCAATCATTTTACATTTGTGTCTCATATCACAAATGATTTCAAAATACAAATGTGTATCTAATTGTTTGATTTGTGGTTGTTCAGAAAAGTTATCAATCAATCGTTCGGCAGTTCTAATTTGCTCAGATGTCTGACAACTATCAATTACTTTATGGACCCATTTAATCAGGTCTCCGTAGTGAACTTCGTTTTTACTCATAGAGCAAATATAATATAAAAAACTTCACTCACAAGTTAGGGTGTTAAATTATTCTTCATCTTTAAATGGAAACCCACCCCAAAGGATTCTAATCAATCCCAAAGAGAGAGCATGATGTTGCCCATCATAATAAAAATGGTCGTAATGAAACCTCCACAAACCAAATTCAAATGTAAGATAATCTAATTTTGTAAATTTGGATAACCATTGTGAGTGTCCACCACTTTTTGTTGGTTTACCATCAAATACTTTAATTTTTTTTCGGAGAACTTTCATTTGTTATATTTTTAAAAAATATAGTAAACTATTCCTCTCCGCCCAACTCTGAACTCAAAATTTCATATACTCTGTCAAGAACTTCTAAGGTAAAGTCCTCACCGTACACACCATTAATCTCTCTGAACTTAGAAATCATTCTATCTGAGATGTAATTTACTTTGTTTTGTTTGTTTGGTTTTTTGTCAATATCCATATTAAAATCAAATGATTGTGGGAGTTCAGGGTATTTTACCGCAATCTCCTTAATTAAATCAATAAGTTGTGATTCCGTTAACCGAACTTTCATACTATTAAATATTAGTGATTACAAGAAATTTGATGTTCACCCCACTTTTTAGTTGGTTTTACATTTGGGAAGTAATAACACTTCCAAACTCTTTGATTGTTAAAGTATATGTGTTTGGTAAATCCTGTTGGTACCGTGGCACCTGTTGGTAAGACATTATTTTTATTTTTGAATTCAACACTTATCTTGATAGTTAACTTCTCAGCATCATCCCATTTTCTTTCTTGTTCTTCAAGTAATCTCCATTCCCCTCTGTTGAGGTATTGATTTTGAAGAGCTGAATTCAAATATGAGAAGGTGGTCTTTAGGTTTACCATGTTGTCAGAGAATGTTGCCGCAGGTGCCAAGTGACCCTTATCATAAATATTACTTACATAATCAGCACCGTCAGATGTTTTGATGCCTGGCTCAATATAAAAGTCCATAGACCCCCTGTTAACGTTTGTGGGACGATTTGAGGACTCGTAAGTTAATTCTAATGGTTGTTCTAACTTTTGAGAATAACTAACCGTGTAGATTGTTTTATCAACTTTAACATCAGGTAAAGAGTTACTTGATGATAGAAAGAATAATGGTAATAAGATAATAAACTTTTTCATTTTAATATGTTAATTTGTTTTTATTTGAGAAACCTGTTGTTATTAAATAGTAATTAGATGAACCATTTCTAACAGGTGAAGAAATTGTTATTGATTGGGAACCTGTAATTGTTGATTTTAAATTTGTGGTTCCCGTTTTAATGGTGTTCCATTCAGATGGAATAAAAAACCTGACTGAAGGTAATGACCCCCAAGTTGATATTAATCCTGATTTTCTACCGTAAATAACAAATGCATCCGATACATTCACTCTACCATCATTATTCACATCCATACGGTAATATTCTCTACTCGTTAGATTTGTTTTACCTAACACAATATCTGTTGCATGATTGGCATCAGTGTTTGATAGAGATGATTTTGTTGACGGTGTTGGTATTTTAATTTGAAACTCATAGTTGTTAATATCCAATCCTGTTGAAGTAAAATTATACTGTCCATTTGAATTGGTATAAACAGTTCTGTTAAGTGAGAATGAAGTCTGAACAGATGAAGGTGTGAATCTATATTTGGTTCCACTTGATATTGACCATACAGTTGCGTTTTTACCACCGACAGGAACAACTTTAGTACCATCACTGTTGGTTAAACCCATCGTAGATGCGTTGTTACTACAATTAGGTTTTGATAAGACATTTATATCTATGTTATTTGATGATTCATACAACACAATTTGAAAAGTGAAGTATGTTGTTCTACAACTATAGTGTGGTGTGTTATTGAAGTTAAAAACAAATACTCTATTTGGTGAGGTACCTGTCGTATAATAGTTCATGTTACCCGTGTTTGGAAATAAATCTTCCCAATCCGCTAATATCGCATTTTTTGGTGCTCCACTGTTTGGTAAAAATTGTGCGGTATATCCGTTTGTTTGATTGGCAGAGAAACCTACCCAACCGTTTGAACTGGCATAAACCTGTGTGTAGTTGTTACCAAAATAAGTGAACGTGAAACCAATATTGAAAGGTCCCTGAACACAGTCATCACAACCTGATACAGATGTTCCCCCACCATAGTTGTAGTTACCGTATGTTGGTGTGGTTATAGTATAGTTTGAAATACTTTTTGTGTGAAGTTCTACGGGTACATTAACAACCCCAACCTCATTACCGTCATAGATATATCCCGAATACGCAAACTCTTGTCCCTTTAGATTAAGGACAGAAACAAAGAGTAAACATATTGAGAATACAAACCTCATTCTACTTTAGAAATCGCGTTCTCTAATGATTTTTTAACCGCAGATGCAAATACACTTTTTTCAAATGGTAAATTCTCATCTTTAAGTTCCGCAAATCCAGCTTTAACGGATAATTTAGCTTCACCCTCACCCTCGTAAACCACAGAATCAATAATCATCTTAGTTTTTACAATAGTTATTTTCTTTTTAATCATGAATGGTCCGATGTTAATACCAATTGAAGGAGCTTCAATAGAAACTATTTCAACAGTTATTGGTGCACCATCTTCACATAATGAGTATTTCTGACTCGCCAATTCTTCAGTAATTTGTTTAACACCAAAGGTGAATCTTTTTGAGGATAAGTCGGGATTCTCTGTTTTATTTTCAACGGATTTTACTGTGTAACAATCCTGAGCCTGAAGGTTTATACCTGAAAGTATAAGACCGATTATTAAAATTATTTTTCTCATAATAAAATTTTTGCACCTGTTAATATTTGATAGTTTAACACACTACCTTTTATTTGGTAAGTACTAGATATACTCACGTTATACTTGAATGATTTTGATATAGTGTAATCCCAAGAACTGAACGGTACTAATAAGATTCCTGAATCCCACCACTTACCATCATAGAACTTTGTAAAGGGTGAATAAACCCCCAACATTAGTATATTCCCTGAAAGTTTTTTAGATGCTTTAAATGGCATAAACCCACCACCAATTGCCGACAAGTTTGAAAACCCTTCACCCGCTAAAACACCAACAGTCATGTTTAAACCACCCATCATAGTTAATTTACCAAATCTCTTTGAATTCATCGCTGTTGATGTGTTGAATAAGTTTCTTTCAAAATCAATCATAGATGAGTTTGCAACAATCAAAGTGTTTGTTTTTTTCTTATTAGAAAACGCACCGTAGAATGTAAGGTTTGTATTATTAATTGTTGTTGTGAAGTTTAAAAGAAATCCTTTCGCCTTTGTATTGTTTGTATTTGACTTAGTAACTGACATGGTTCCCTTAAATTGATTAGAACCGTCTTCATTACTTCTTAACGCAACGATGTCACCCGTACCAATTATTGAACCAACTCTAACTTTGGAACCACCACCATTACCTGATGACGATGCTTCTGCAGCATTTGCAACTGAGTTTGTTATCCCACCATTACCACCGCCTGATTCGGTTTGTTTATTATTCTCAGGAACATTTTGTCCTTGAGGGGTATTTGTACCCGATTGGGTATTACCACCACCACCTTGACCCGTATTCGTACCCGATTGGGTATTACCTTGACTTGAATTATTATTTGAAGGATTGTTTACAGATGGCTGAGTCTGTCCACTTCCACCTTGAGTTGAGTTACCTGAACTTGATGTGTTTCCTCCATTTTGGTTAGTTGTTTCTCCTTGTTGTGAATTTCCACCACCATTAGTTGAACCACCTCCTGAGTTTCCTGTTGTGTTAGGTGTTCCGTTTTGAGTTGTAGAACCATTCGATACAGTTCCTGAAGATGTGTTATTTGATTGATTTGTTCCATTGTTTTGTCTGTTTGAAGAACCTTTCCTTGAGGACGGAGAGTTATTTGACGAGGCATTATCTACACTATTACTAATTGAGTTACCAACTGATGATACACTCATAGTAGAAGCCGCAGTAATAGAAGTCAATGTTGATATTATGTTTTGTGTAATAATCATATTTTGAGTTGTCTGAGTTTGTGTCATCATCTCATCACATGGTTGATTCGCACCTTGAACTTGAATGTTAGTCATCCAATTATCAAAAGTACCATTTGCAAAATCTGTTTGGCTGAAACTACCGATAAAACCGAGGTAGTTCACGGTAACATTTTGGTTACCTGTAATATTAATTACTTTTTGTTTTTTGGAACAAGGGTCCACATACGAATACGTGAACCCCTGCCCAAATAAATTAGAAGAAAATAATAGTGATAATATGATTAATATTTTTTTCATTAATCACCATTCGTCACATCCGATAATACTTGACCATCTTCCTCATCTACTTTCTGAATTAACATCTTATCTCTATCTTCAGAGTTGAACCAATAGTCAACAACCTTATTTAGATTACCAACGAAAGCACCCAATAAGATTAATAACATTTCCTTCCAACTCTCTTGAATTGGGATACCAACAAATGTTGCAACGTTGATACCTAAAATAATAAAGAAAAACAAAAACAACACAACGATAGTAATTCTCCATCTATTTGATTGCATTTGTTGTAACATGTAATAGAATCTGTTTTTATCATCTACCTTAACGTAATCACTTGTACTAAATAATTTTTTCATTTTAACTTTTTAACATTCCTTTTTTAATGAGTTTTTCAACTACTCTTACAGTTGAAGTCTCGAGAGCCTTTTTTGTAGATACACCCACAGTTGATTTGTTAAATGTTGGTCCTTCAATATCACCTAAAGTCGTTGAAGTCTTGGTTGTGATTGCTCTACCTTGACCTGACCCTGTAATAATTTCTCCTGTTTCAGCATCCACAAATCTAACCTGTAATCCTAACTGAGTTACTTGTTTTATTGTAACGCCACTTGTTTCAACAACTTCATCTTCACCGACAGAAAAATCATAGACTTCAATGTAAACAAAGTATTTTGCTAATTTGATTTTACCTTTCCCATCAATTTTGTTTTCGGTAAAACCTTTATTGGACGCTTTGAATTGTTGAACCATTCTTTCTTTGATTTCCAATTTGTCTTCTGTGAATACAAATCTTCCTGTTTCCTCCAAGTATTCCAATACAATGTTTGTAACACCCATTCCAACACGAGCATCTTTCAACTCAGGATACATTTCATAAACTTCATCGTTGATACCAATTTTTAGGATTTGAATAGGGATTTGGATTGTATCGGTGTAAGGTGGAAGTGATTCCAAAGACTTCTTTTTTTCAAAGTTGGCGGTATACTCCTCAGTTTTAATAGAACCGATTGGTTGACCATGACACTCTTTTGGAGTACCACACCCAACCAACACTAATCCCAAAACAATTAGTTTACCAAGGTGCATCTTCAGATTCACTTTTCTCTTGTTTAGGAGCAGGTGCTGCAGGTTTTTCAACTGTCTTTTCTTTGATAACTGTTGTCGTTCCACCGCCAGAATTTGTGTTCTTAGATGAATTGTCAACATTCAAATTAATTACAGGTGCCGCAGGTGCAACTTGCTCTGTTTTTGGTGACTCTTCTTCATCACCACCAAAAAGTGTTGTGGTGAAATAAGCTCCACCAGCTGTGACTGCTGTTGCAATCGCCCCGATAATAGTCTTCTTAAGACCACTCCAGGTTCCGTCATTTTCTTGTTCTTCTGACATTTTATTTGAATTTAATTTAGGGTTTATTGTTTTTATTGGGCTAACTTGAGGTCTCAATTTGAGACCTCAAGATTTTACTTAACTACTGAAGTTCTATCTGAGTACAACTCATCGTCTTTTCTGAGAATAGCAATGTATTCACCAGCACTTAACATTCCTAAGTTTACAGTTGTAGAGTATTGACCAACAGAATATGTTCCGTTTAACACTTCCACACATTTTTTACCACCCATATCGTAAACACCTAAGGTAACAAAACCTTTCTCGTATATCTTGAATGTAATCATGGTTTCACCCATAGTTGGGTTTGGGTAAACTCTCATCTTTTCAAAACCTGATAACTCCGTAGGGTCTCTTTTGAAGACTTGTAAGATACCGTCTGTTGGTGTGATAATTAAATCAGTTGCAACATTGTCACCAGCAAATTTTCTTGTAACATACAAAGGACTTTTGTTCCACTCACTCTGAGTCATTTTAGAACGAAATTCTAATGTAAATAAAGTCTCACCGTCTTTAACCAAATTTTGATTGTTTGTTGGGTCGTATCCACCCCATTCAACTTCGTTATCATTTACATTAATAAAAGAAATCCAATAAGAAGATTTCAATTCATTTTGAAGTGATACAAACTCTAACAAATCAGAATCATATTTCATTGAAAGTTGTAACGCTCCTAAGTTAATCCCTGATGTTTTTAATTTTACAGGAACTCTCACCAAGTTACCTTCATCAACACCAAGGGTTGGGAAGTTTACTTCAATGGTTCTTAGATTATTGTCGTATTGAGTTGTAACGTCAATGATACGTTTATTAGCGTTGTTTGGGTTAACAATTTCAATTGGAATCAAACGAGCTCTCTTGAATCCTGTTCCGTTAGCATCACCCGGTACCAACACATAGTATGTTACTGAGTCAGGTTGACCTGCAACAATATCAAATGTGAAGTTGGTTACACCAGGATGTGTGTTCTGTTGAGTTGTTGTTGAACCAACAATTGAATTATATTGTGATTCTGTAAAGAACTTAACATCAGGAACTGAGTTAGCCCATGTTGTAAATCTACCCGCAACTCTTGCATAAACACCGTAAACGTCAGACACGGTTACATTCTTATCACCATTAACATCTGATGAATAAAAATCAAAACCTGTCATCGTTTGTGTACCCAAAACGTATTGGTTAATTCTTTGAGCGTCTGCGGTTGTTACCACATTACCAACACTCATCGTGTCACCCTGAACTCTGATTCTTACGTTCCATGCACTTGTATCAATTTCAACATCGGTAAAAGCAAAACGACCGTTTACGTTTGTTTTCTGTGATGTAACTTGTGTCCAAGTAGACGATGTCTTAAGTTTTTTGTCTAAAGCAACCGCCAAATTTTTGGATACCGTTCCTGTAACGTTTACAAACTTACCTTTAAATGACATCTTCTGTGATTTCAAAACACCACCAAAGTTTGTAAGATTCAAACTGTAGTCATCACCTGCTTGTTTTGTTGCTGTCTGTGAAAAACTACTTGAACCAACAAATTTCATGTCAGTCACAGTAAAGTAAGTTGTTGCCAGTGAAGATGTGTGATTCATCTTTACATTGAACAAAGAACCTGCAGGAATTGTAAACGATGAGTTGGTTCCTGTGTAAACCAAAGTAATCGTCACATATCCTGAAGCAGGTGCATCAACATACTGAAGACTCTGTGAAAAAGATGTGTTAGTTGAGGTTACTGTGTCAACTCCACTGAAAGCCTGATTGTCATAAAACAACCTGAACTGAACAGCGGTTATGTTCTCGGAAGAACTGTTGTAAAAGCACAATCCTACGTCAGTGTAACCCGCACTATATTTTCCAAGTTGATACGTGGAATCTAAAGTAACGTGAACTCCTGAGGTGGTTGGTGTGGGGCACGTCTGTGCTTGTAACGTGACCCACGTGGTTAGTGCAAAAATTGCAGCAATTATTTTTTTCATAAGAGTGTTGATTAGTGTACTTATAAATATGATAAAACACTTAGTTTTCTTACTACTATCAACTTTTTCGTTATCAATTAACGCACAAGTTAAAATTGATGTCGTTGGTGATAATTGGGAACAGGTTGTTCACAATGCTCTCACATTAATAAAAGAAACAGATTCAACAACTTATAAATTTGTCACAAGTAATTGTAATCACATAGGATTTTGGAATGGTAATTATTCAACTACCGAAGGTAAAAGTATTTTTTTAACAACTACCGAAGTCAGAAATGGTAATATTAATAATATTGCATGTGCAATTGTTCATGAGTCTAAACACATAGAACTTTCAAATAGAAACTTATCAGAGTCACAGGAAGAATGTATTTGTTATTTTTATGAACTTGAATTCATTTTGAAAATGAAAAACATTGACTTATTTTTGATAGACAATATCCAAGTTAACCTGAATAAATACAATTGTGAAAACTATTTAAAGTAATGAGCAGTAAATTAAGATTAGCCAATAAAGTTATTAAAGACTTATTTGTTAAACATAACGTAAAGTACAAAATTTCTGAAACCGATAGAGAATTTATCGGGGATTTAGATTTTGACATTTATGTTGATTTGTCAAAATATCATAGATTGGGTGAGAATTTTGACGAATCATATCGTGATTTCTTTGATAACTTTTTGGAAGATGAAATTGCAGAATCACTTGAAATGGTTGGTCTTGAAGAGGATTTTAATCAAATCACTTTTCATCACGAAAACCGAGAAGTAGGTATATTAATGAAAAGAATTATTCAAGATAAATTAGATTCAACACTTAAACGTCTTGGAGGTTATTCTTCTTATGACAAATTTAAAATTAAATCATTAAAGTTACAAGACTACCGTCCTGGTTACGAGGTAGTGATTGAAAACCCTAAAAGTATTGTGAATTTAGTTAAAAATACCGCACAGAGACAATTGTCAGATATACCTGAGCTTGAAGATATTGTCATCAAATTCATTTAGTCCCAATCCTGAGAATTGGCATCCATCACAATACATTTTCTCCAAAATTTGGCAAATTTAGTTTTTGGGAATTTTATGGTAAAAAATTCACCTATAATAATAACACCTAATAGTAGGAGTGATATTAGTAACGAATAAAAAATATACTTCATATTTTAATACTAATAAAAAACCCCCACTCGTAAAGAGTGAGGGTAGTGAGTCTCGTACAGAAAAAGAATATCAGAAAGAGTTTTAAATGTTAAAGTTTGCTTGTTGAATCTCTTGACGGTTGAATTTTAAAAGCAAAATCAAATTCTGTTATCATGGTTTTTAGGTAAAGCCGAAGCCTGGATGAAAATTCAATCTCTGACGGACTCAACTATCTTTAGATTGTTTTGGTTGCGTTGTGGACATCCAATTCATCTTGAAGTTTTTCAATCTTAACTTCAAGAAGTTCAATCAAGTTATTACGACGAACAACATCAATAATGGTAGTTTTCACCATCGGAGTTTCATCACTGTAACGATGCATTTTTCTTACAGTACCTTCACCACAATCTAAACCACGAAGGTGTTTTAACAAACTTTTGAGTTCTGACATCTCAAAAATCTTATTGTAAACCCCCATGTTTGCCATGTGGATTTTTGTTTTTAGTTCAACCAAATCGTCAACATTGTTCAACAATTCGGTAAGAGTTTCTTCAACGTCATAGTGACGGACCGCACCTTCTTCAACTGAGTTATTCTCATTTAGACGGTGGTATAAGTCTGATGTTTTCTTCACCAACTTATTTTTTTGTTTAAGAGCTTGTTTAATATTCATAATCGTTATTTTGTTAAGTATAGTAAAATGTTTGCAATAAAAAATCCAAGTCCAATTATTGAAAGTGCAATTCTGACTGAATGTGAGCCACCTAAAGAAATTCTTTTCTTTATTGCCTTGTTATATTCTTCCATCATATTGTTCATTAAATCATTATCACCCGTTTTGGCGGTTTCTTGAAAATTTGAAATCGCGTTATTAATTTCTTTTTGTTCTTTGTTTGACATAACATATCCAACTATCCAAGAGAGTAATAGACATATCCATCCAAGTGGTACTAAAATTGTGTATACGGTCATTTGTTTTTTTTAAAATTTAGTTGGTTAAAATGGTGAAGTCAAATTATTCGTAGAAAAAAATCTCAACTCCCGCCTCTTTAAACATAACCAAACTTCGTTTAGCATGTTCATCCCAATATTCACGGTTTTTGGTTGTGTCTTCTGTCTTACAATAAATTTCCTTTACACCAGCAGAAATAATGCCCTTGGCACAATCCGTACAAGGAATACCACAGGTGAGATACATTGATGTTCCCTTTGTAGATACTCCAATACGTGCAGCATTGTAAAGAGCATTTCTTTCCGCATGTTCCATCCAAAAGTATTTCTCAGGTCTTTGTTGCCTTTCCTCAACAAAGTCATTGATACCCCTTGGAAATGAATTAAACCCAGTGCTTACGATTTCCTTATCCTGACCAACAATAACCGCACCGATTTGAGTTCGTTGGTCTTTACTCTTGAGTTTTACAGCCTCCGCTATGTTGAGAAAATATTCCTTCCAAGTCATAGTTTGATTTCAAAACGATTTCTCATTTGTTCAATTTTCTCTTCAGGACATTCGTGTATGTTAATACCCCCATGTCGGTTTTCAACAATAATTGAGAACACTTTGTAACCATATTCTTTAGCCAACTCATAATAATCCTCCATCTCCCACTCTTGAGTGAAGGTGTTTGAAACCACAATGTTTTCATATTCCAAACCGTAAGTGTTAAAGTTGATTTCCATCCACTCACGAACAGTTGCCTTACACCACGCATGAGCGTCTTTGATTTTGGAACCATCAAATTTATATTCACCGTCTGAGTTGAAGAACATATCGGCTTCAACAAAGGCATCCCCAATCTCACGGGCTAATGTAGACTTACCCGAACCAGGTAATCCACGAAGAAGGTATAGATTTTTCATTTTGTAAAGATATATTATTTATTGATATGAAACAAGATAAGTCAATTATTAATCCTGAACTTTGGGACTTAATTAAAAAGAAACAGAACATAAAGATAGAAAAAGAAATTATTGATTTCAATAGTAGAAAATGGAGATGGAAAATTTTCAAACAATACTTGAAGTCATTTTTCCAATCTCCATTCTCAAGAAAACAAAAGTATACTAACTATTGATTCGTTTCTCGTGATGGTCTTGAGGTAGTGACAACTTAACGTGTGGTCTCCCTTTCATAATACTTCTGATTTCCTCCAAAGAAATTGGATATAACTCATTACCATCAACACCAACGTCCATAGCCTTACCCTCATGTAACCTCAGTTGTTGTGGTAAGTGAACGTGACCGTGTAAGTGAATCACACCGTCGTTCATACCGTTCCATGAAGCAATCGGGTAGTGCATACACACCAAAGAAAACTTATCAACTTCTTTACCATTGGGTTTCCTCACATCCAAGTGCAAGTAATCATGACAAGAAGAGAATATATCTTGGATTCCACCTTTATTCCTACGGATGTGTTGGTCGTGGTTACCATATACCAAGTGAACGTTCTTACAAACAATTCGGTCCCTGAAGTCTTGAATGGATTCAAATCCACCAAAAGACCAATCACCCAAGTGAATTAGAATATCATTCTCACCAACAAGTTCATTGATTCTATTAACCAACGTACTGTTCATATGTTCAAGTGATTTATAATCTCTTGTTAAATTATCCTGCCCACCCCAATTTGTGGTTGCACGACAGATATTTGCGTGGTTGTAGTGAGTGTCTGAAGTAAAAAACAACCCTTGACCTTTTTCTAATATTATTTTCATGAGTGAACTATTAATGATACGATGAGTACAAAGAAAAATAAGACACACCATCCGATGAGACCCCAATACTTTTTGCGAATTTTCATACCACAAAAGTAACTTCAATATTTCACATTACAAAGACTTGATAAAAATATTTCTACCCTTATGATTGTATAATAACTTGAGGGTTGGCTGGTTGTCCAAGAGTGTTGATTAGTGTTAGACCAGACTTTTAGGAGGGGACTTGTTCTCCTCCTTTTTTTAGGCTACGTTGGTACCTAATATATTGTCAATCTTTTTACCACCTTGAGCAATAATACTATTACCCGAATCTATTCTTGAACGTATTGCAATTTCAATTAGCTTGTTTGGGTCGGTAATACCTTTCTTAACTGCATCATTTATCTTTGTTGCAAACTTTCTAAACCAACCTGGTCCGTTCCATGTACTGTAGACAAAGTGAAACATTAAATTAGGATTTGACTCAACTATCTTTCTCGCTTCAGGTGAAAGATAATTATTCATATTCTTCAAAAAGAATGGTTTCATCATCTTAGCAACCAAACTTCTCAATTTTGGTTCTAAATTACCACCCATGTAATTGTGTTTCCAATTTGAGCTAGCTTCGGCATTATCAATAATTTTCCAAAATTCTATTCCATCAGGTGAAGTGTTAATATCACCACCATGTCTTCTATCAATACCCATCATAGTTTCACCTGAGTTGCCCATCGCACCTTTATTCATATTAGGATGGTAATAACCACCCTCTAAAGCACTAATAACTTTATTTGTAATTTCTTCAAAAGAACCTGGAGATACTTGAGGAATTTTGGTATCTACACTAACAAATGTCGCATCTTGTGGTGTAGAACTACCTTGCATGAATTTCGCAACATCAAAAAATGATTGTTCTTCAATATTCATTAATTTCTGTTGTCTCTTAATATCTTCTACTAATCGTCTTTTCATTGAATGACCTTTAAAAAATAAATACCTATAATATAAGAAATACCTCGTTTATTAAAACATAAATGAGGACATTTAAGTATTTATGTTTATACTAACCAAAACATGCCAGATAAAAATCTCATATTAAAAAGGTCTCTACAAAAGATTGTCAAGTCGGCAATCAAGAAAGACCCTATTTTATCTGATGTATACCGTGTTGATATAACATTTTTATTTAAGTCACCTGTCATGTCAGCCATGTGTGATTGGGTTTATGGATTAAAAATCTATACAGATTCTGAGTTTGTTGATAGAATCGCCATCGCTAATAGACTCAAGTCAAAAATCACCAACATCATTTCACAAATATCTAACGATTCATTCTGTTGTACAGATGTTTCATTTGAGTAAAACCTAACCCATTTTTATTTTCTGATAAAGATGAAGTGCCTGAGCAATCACTTGGTGCATATCATAGTATTGATAGGTTCCTAACCTACCACCAAACATATACTTCTCAAGTTTATCACCTTGTATTTTGTATTTGGTGTAAATCTCACTATTTGTATCATCCTTGATTGGATAATAAGGCTCGTTATCACCTGTGTAGTCACAGGGATATTCTTTACTAACATAACTTGTTTTTTGATTTTGATAGTCAAAGAACTTATGTTCTAAAATCCTTGTAAATGGTGTATCACTGTCTGTGTAATTAACCACAGGATGTCCTTGGAAACTGTGAGAGGTAATGTGGACGTTCTCCCATGTCAAACTACGGTATTCCAATCTACCATGTTCGTAATTAAAAAATTTATCAATCGGACCTGTGTAGATTATCTTATCAGCAACTTCTTCCCACATTCCTTTGTTTTCAAAGAAGTCTTGGTTCAAGAACACATCAACATTATCCAATAACTTTTCAAATATTTGTGTATACCCACCAACAGGAATACCTTGGTATCTATCGTTGAAGTAATTATTGTCCCACGTAAACCTTACAGGTATTCTCTTAATGATTGACGCAGGTAGTTCCGTACATTTCTTCCCCCACTGTTTCTCAGTATATCCCTTAATAAACTTTTCATATATGTCGGTACCGACCATAGACAAGGCTTGTTGCTCTAAGTTAGTTACAGGACCCTTGTATCTTTGTTCCTCTATCTTCGCTCTTGCCTGTTCTTCTGTCTTCACACCCCACAGTTGGTAAAACGTCCACATATTAAATGGAAGGGTGTATAGTTCTTCTTTGTAGTTTGCTATGGGTGAATTAACAAACTGTTTAAAATCTGCAAATTGGTTTACCCAATCCCATATCTTTTTACTATCTGTATGAAAGATGTGAGCACCGTATCGGTGAACATGAATTCCGTCAACATCTTCGGTGTAACAGTTACCCCCAATGTGACTTCTTTTATCTATTACAAGTACTCTATGATTTTTACCCAACTCGTAGGCACAGGTTGCTCCAAAGAGTCCTGCACCTACGATTAGATAATCATATTTCTTATTCGAAATCAAATTCAACACCGTCAGAACTTAATACAGGTTCCTCAATTCTACGTTTGAGTTTATCTGACCACTCTTGTAAGAAATTTGATGTGTTATGGTAACAACGGTCTTCAATCAAGAAACACATCTGAGGGAATGGATTCACTCTTTCTTGTCCCATCATAATTTGTAAGTGTCCATAGATTTCATCGTATCTTCTTTGAGTCTCCAAGAAGAAACACAGGTAGAGTAAGTGTTCGTTTCTTGTTGGTGCGAACGCCTCTGCCTGATGAAAACACTTTTCAGCCTTCTCCAAGTCACCAATTACTTCCCAAGCCTGACCCATCAAGATAAATGCGAAGTAAGCCATCTCATCAATTCTTGCAGGTCTACCAGTTACATAATAGTTATGAGAATACTCCATGAACTTTTCATAGTAGAAAATACATCTTCTAGCAAATTCTTTTGAGTGGTCTAATCCAAATGGAAGTTCATCAGACTTACCCCAACAGTCAGAGTATGATTTTGCAACGTACCAAAGGTGATATAAATCTTCTCTAACGGTATTACCAACCACTTTGTCAATTTCAAGTTCCAAAGCGTCTTTCAAGAACTTCCTTGGAACATGCCAAGTCTGTCCGTCACTGTGAACCACGTGTCTAAATCCTTCAGGGAGAGTAACTCTAACAAACCCTTCACCGATTTCAGGTAAGTGGATTGTTTCGTGTCTTTTATCGTGTTGGAAGAACCATGGTCGGTCAGCATTCCACAACCAAGTTCGGTAGTATCTCATACCGTTTGCATGTGCAATTACATTATAAGAATCCACACTCAAGTCATCCAATACGGACCAATCAAAATCTTCATCAACCTCAAGAATCTCATCAGCATCCATCCTCAAAATCCATTGACATCCGTGGTCTGTTTGGAGACATGTCTTCAAGGTATGGTCTCGGTTCCAACCTGGATATTGCCATTCAATCTCATAGAGTAAACCAGGGATTCCTTTTTCCGCAAAGAAGTCACGGATAATGTCCTGAGTTCCGTCTTTTGAACCGTTATCTTGGATAACCCAATAGTCAATGTGTTTCCACACTGTTTCTAACATTCGGGTTATTGTTGGCGCCTCGTTGGCAACCATTGCGTTTAAACACAATTTAATTTTCTTGTTATTATTCATAGATGTAATTCATTATTTGTTCTTCATTATGATACTTTCTCACTCCCCCACGGTTTTGAAACTTCTGAGAGTGACCCAGTTCTTCATCCCAATTCCAATCTTCAAAACCTAACTCAATGATTCTCTCATGAATTCGTTTGTCGTAATGGTCTCGGATTAATCTTGCTCTACGATTGATGTCTGTCGCGTTGTTATCAACCGTTGAGTTTTTGTTGTTATATTGGATGTATAACATTTTTTTGACGTGAATCATTCGTGTATGTAGAAATGTATGAACAATAAGTTCAAAGTCATCAGCAACAGGTGTCAACTTATTGTGTCCACCAATCTCATGATATAGTTTTCTTTCCCACATTCTAACGTGGTTTGGCATTGATATGTTAAACCGTATAGACAATGGGTTGATATCAGGGTACCAATGTGCCAGTCTCTCAACACCATCAACCATAACTTTGGTATGACCAGCATATCCAAAGTCAAAGTAATTGTCGTGTCTTGCATACCAATCACCTGACCAATCGTGGTCATAGTATTTGAACTCACCATCCTCGTAACACTCGGTAACGTCTGTGTATAGGAAACCAGCATCGGGATATTGAAGGATTGCATCGTGAGAGATTTGTAAACACTCTGAAGTTAATGCATCATCATGGTCCAACTCAACCAACCAATCCCCATCACCAAGTGTTGCTGCTCTGTGTTTTGCCAAACCAACGTTACCACCTGTAATTGGATACAATTTATGTGGTTTTACTCTATAGTCATTCTCAGCGATTTTCTTGAGGATATTCCACGTAATCTCATCAGGTGAATCATCCAACACAATCCATTCCCAATTGGTAAATGTTTGTTTTTTCAGACTCTCATAGGTTCTGTAAATCCTTTCGTTTGTCTTATACGTTGGAGTGAATACTGAGAACCGTGGACGTATGTAGTCGGTGTTTCTGAAAACAGACTGACATACAATTACGTTTGCCAAGACCATATCAGGTAACGGTTCATCATAGTGAATATGAAATCTCGTTAAATGGAAATGTGGTATTTCAATGTTCTCATCAAAAGAAATGATTAGGTCGGGCTTATACTGTGTGTAATCTTCAATGACTCTATTCTCATAGGGTAAAGAATAAATCACAACCTCATCATGAAGGTGTTCCTCCCAATAAATGTCTGAATGTAATATAATCTCCCCCAAAGTGTGCCAACCGTAAACGATTGCCGATGGTTTTTTTGTCTGCATACAAACAAATTATAGGTAAATAACTCTATGTGTCAAGGGTCTCCTTTTACAGAGACCCTCACACTTTAGGACAACATTTCCAACATGATACTCCTGTCACCATCCCACTTTTTGATTTGTGACCTTGGAATCCAAAACTCCATCAAACCAATCTCTTCCACTCGTTTGAGGTAGTCCTCACGGTATTGGGTCGCCTGAGACCTGTCGGTGATGTATGGGACCCTCATGTGTTTAGAACAAATCTTACCCATACCAGTCAACATTGAGAACTCATCAGTCAAGGTCTTGGCACAACACATACAAACCTTACTACGTTTTACCGTCATCTTACCTTGGAACTTCACAGCCTTTGGTGATATACCCAACATCTTGGTGATGTCAATTAAGGTTGGATTAAACTCAAGACCGTAAGTTTCTTTGAGTTGTTGGCCAATCTTACGACCAATCAAGACAGTCTCGCCAGGAGTCGGAATACGTAGTTTAAGAACCTTGTCTTTGTATTCCTCCTTGTCAATCTGAGCGATTGCCACTGTGATTTGTTTGTCAGTCAAAGTTCCCCACTTTTGGAACTTCTCGGCGATGTCCTTTACGAACTTACTCTCCCCTGTGTATTCTACGATACGTTTGAGCTCGGGACGCTCATCTACAGTTACCTTGGTTGGTTGACTGTTAAGACATTTCTCTGCGGTTTCCATTTGTTTTGGTGTTAAACGTCCCCACTGATTAAGGGAATCTTTCATTTTGTTGATAAAACTGTTGTTTCCTTGGTAGTTACGAACTTTCTCGGTGATTTTGATGGTGTCAGTCATGGTTGTTGTCATTTGTTATACAAAGATACAAATAAACTTCATTCCCACAAGCAAAAAGAAAAAAAATCCCCTCTTTTTTTCAGAGGGGATTCTCACTCTTAGTTTTGAGTGAAGGCTTTGTCAGCCCAAGTTTTAGCTCCCATGAAGTCCCAAATATTCATGTCACACATGTTGGGGAAACTACTTCTCATGTCACCAACGGTCAACACATCCAAGAAACCTTTATCGATTCCGTGCCACTTGTTTCCTTTAGTTGTGAAAACATTGTGCCATAATTCCATTCCATTGTCGTAAGTCACCTTAACTTGAACGTTTACCAAAGAGTTTTTCTTGTACCCTGCGATAACAGACTGAGCGGTACCTTTGGTGTCGTGGATGACGAGGAAACCCGCTCTACACTTAACAACGATACGGAATTCATATTCAGCGTTCACGTCTTTGATATGGTTAGAGACAGTAACAGACAGACGTTTGCCGTTGGTGGTGGTGTCAAAGGAGCCGTAGAATACGTCTCCTGCCATTGTTCCTTCAGTAACTTTGATGATTGATTGGGTCGGGGTAGAGATTGTGTTTGTCATAGTAGTGGTTTTTTTTAACACTACAAAGATACGCGCAAAATCCGAACTGCCAAACTTTTTTTTATTTTAATCTTGACATCTTAAAAATGTAATCGTCATCAATAAAATGTACGGTCTTTGGATTTTCAGGTATCTCATCAGTAAAATAATATAACGCCAAAGAATATCTTGAGATGTTATCGGGTGTGTTCAAAGGAACAGGGTGCCCGTGAGGAGCATTTTCAATATCAAATATAACCGCTCTATTAAAAATTGGTGAAATCTTAACACACTCCCTTGAAAAGTCTTTTTCCCACAATTCTAAATCTCCCCCCCATTCTTTTTCCCAATTTTTATTTAAGTATATTAACAAATTGAGTTTTCTACGATGATTGGTTTCAGGATGTCTATTATAATCAGTATGAATTGATAACTTACCACCTCTATTGATTTTATGAACACCACCACCCATTAAAATATCATCACAATATAAATTTGAGTGACCTGTCAATTCTTTAAGAAAATTTAAAAATTCAGGCGTGTTTAAATAATCAATAACTAAAGAAGTGTGTGGTATTTGTTTTTTTAATTGTATTATATCAGTATCATGATTTGGTGTGTAGAATTTATTTACCTCATACTTTTCAACCCATTCTTGATTATTGTGATACCAATAATCGTGTTGTTTTAATTCCGAAAGAACTCTCTTCAAAAGATAATCAGGTAAAAAATTATCAATTACCGTATAGGGGAATGGGTGCGCATTTTGATACACACAACTTAATTTTTTAGATAAACTATAATCAATCATATTTTTTAAATTCTACAAGAACCGTCACAAGTTTGTCCAACACCATCAACATAACCTCTTCTTATATCAACGTGTGTGTTTTTGGTATAACTTGTTTTTCCACCACAAATAACACAACTATCATACTCATCGTCAGAACGTTCTTCAATACCAACGACATGTCCGTAATCGTCAACAACTAACTTGACATGTTCATCAGAATTTTTTACAAGGTTATTAATCTCATTCCAATACTTTTCTCTAACGTATTTTCCGAGTTCCAAATCATTTGGTCTTTCCAAAATTTCACGGGTTGCGATTTTTATTTCCATTTTTATTTTAATAATACATACCAAATGTTGAAAAAAAATACTATCAATTCAATTTTACGGTATTTATATTAAAAGTCATACTGTGACCAACGAGAAAATTTATCAATTAGTTTTAAAATACTCTTACTTGTTTGACCAAACGCCAAACATACTTGACCTTATTACCGTACAAATTAATAAATTGTGGGATTGGGAGTATGGCGGAAGATTTAGGAGATTTACAAATGATGATGATTCCATATTTGCAATTATGTTATATCTACATAGAAAAGGATATTCCTATGACCAAATTATAAATAAAATTAAAAACAGTACCGCAATAGTTCTTGGTTACGACAACGAAGAACGTGTTTTAGAAACGTGTGGTGATTGTGAGGGAAGTGGTCGTGAAGAATGTACAATTTGTGGTGGTAGTGGAACAGTTGAATGTAATGATTGTGATGGAACAGGAGAAGTGTCGGGTGAGCCTTGCGACTCGTGTCAAGGCGGAGGTGAATTTGATTGTGACGAATGTGATGGAGACGGTTATATTGAATGTCGTGAATGTGAGGGTGGTGGTGATGTCGAAAACCCCGACAAAACTAAATTTACAACAGTTACTTATCTAACCTTTAATCCTGTGGTTGCCAATTATTTTAGAGAAAATTTAAATGGTAGCGTTCCCGAAATTTCAAACTCAACTTTTGATAAATTACATAAATTGGATGAAAGTGATTTTGAAGTTGAATTACAAAGTAATTATAAAAGGGTGTCCAATTATGTTATTGAGGTAACTTCAGACCCTGAGGAATTAATTGAATTTATTTCGGACGCAAAAAACCAAATTGAAAATAACTACTTATGGACTTTAACGGTATAGTAAAATTTTTAAAATCCCGAGGTGGATACCCTAACCCAAATATGAATTTATATTTGGAGATGTTTGACATGACTCAATCAGAGTTTCTCATGTCCATGCACAAATCTTTAGGTGAAGAAGGTACCAAAACATTATTAACTAAATCAATCAAAAAATTAACTAAAGATGGACCATTTAAAATTGAAATAGACAGTTTAGAGGTTGGGTCATACGTTGAGTTAGATTTTAAAAATTCATCTGTTTATGTTGAAGAAATTAATGATGAAAGATATGCCACAGTATTAATAGAAAATTGGGACATACCAAATTCAAGTATAATTTACTTACATATAAATGACGATGGTGAAGAAGAGATGAAATATTTTGACATTGATGGTTTATTAGATTTTTTATGGGATGAAAACCCGTACGACTACTCCGACGCATTAAATGAATGGGTATCATTTATTGCAAAACAAATTAGTTCATATATGGGAACCCCAATAGGATTGGCTGATAGAGCAAATAGAGCAAAAGAATAAAAAAGGTCAGCCGAAACTGACCTTTTCTTTTGGGACTGACCGAATGACAGTCAATCACTCCACCACCTGACATTATGTCAGGAAATTATTTGGTAACTAAAGCTTCCACCTTAGATTTCATATGTTCTGACAAACTAAGTTCACCAACTGTTGGTGTAACCAAGGAAGTCAAAACAATAGAATCAACCAAATACTTGTAAGGAATGTGAACCAAGAAGTCGGTACCATTGAAGAAATCTAAATCTCCTTTGAGTTCCAAACAACCGTGAACCATCTTCAAAAACAACTTAAACTGAACACCATCAACAAAGGTTTCATTCAAGAGGGTTCCGAACTTCTCGTTCTCAATCCGAATATTGTATGTAAAATTTATTTTCATATCTGTTGTTTAACACTACAAATATAAAAAGAACTTTCCATATAAACAAAAAAACCCGAAGATTTTTTTCTTCGGGTTTTGGCACTTAGGTTGAGAATACACCTTTGATTGAGAATCTTTAGGAACATTATTGTTTCTTTCCGTTTCCACTATCTTTTGAATAGTAATTCTCAGTGACGGTTCCTTAGGGGTACCACTCCTTGAGTTGTAGCTTACTCTCTTTTTACTTATTACTCTCCGAGGTTGCCACCCCAGTGAATCCTTGCGGGATTAGAGAACGTTCTCAAGAATCGTGTGGGTCTTGGAAACCCACAACGGCAATGAACATCTCATTACTATGTAGTCACCTTTCACCTACAACTGACGGACACTTTTCCTTTGTCTTTTAGTATTTGCATACCTATAAAATGCAAAGTTTGTTGTTTGTGGATGGATGAAAGTAGTGGTCCGCCGACCAGCCAAGCCATCTTTTGAACGACTCGATACTATACTACTCTCTGAGATATCCCTACCTCAACACTTCAAGACTACTTCGTGACTTATGTCTTGGTAGACAATGGTCAAGGATGATTTCGGCACCACCCGTTTGTCATCATACCTTTCGGTTTTAAGTATCCTTTGATATTGAATCCCGCAGTTATAAGGTTGGATTACCCTATTTCCCACAACAATTCTACGAGTTATTCTTATTGTTCTTCCGAACTCAACCCAACGACCCACATCGCTGAGTCATATTTCCATTTCATCTACAGTGTCACCCTCGATTACTTAGGACTTATGATATCCCGCTTGCCTACTCGAGTTAATAAAACCGAAGTTTTAAAAACCGCAATCTCTTTTAAACTTGAGAGACCACTTTATCCCACTTTCGTGGTTTATTTATCGACCATAGGCGGCCGATTATCTTTTCTCAGTATTTTCTCAAAATCAACCCAAGGGTCTCATCATCAACATACTGATGGAATAATCAATAATTTAAAGAACGTTTCAGTTTCCTGATTTGTTATACAAAGATACAACAGTTTTTCATTCTGTCAAGCACCTTCGTGTTTTTTTTGTAGCGGGAGAGGGAATCGAACCCCCGACCTCAAGGTTATGAGCCTTGCGAGCTACCGCTGCTACTATCCCGCGATTTATTTTTAAGAACGTTCCCCGAAAAAAAGTCCCACAACTTATTGTATTCTCTCGAACACTCGTTGTAGGACTGTGAATTGAGGATTTAACTCCTCTTCTTCCGAGTGTCTCACAAAGATAAAACAATTTTTTCAAATTGTCAAAAGGGCTAAGTGAAACTTTTTTGTGGGGTGTTTCTACCTTTCGGTGGAGATTATAAATATAGACATACTATTGAAAAGTTCAATCTTTTTCAAAAATATTTTGTAAAATTGTTTTCAAATATACTCCTGTATCCATATTATTGACTTTATCCAAACCAAAATACCCACATTCAGTGTGTTCATGTCCATCTTGAGCGGTTTCAAGGTTAGGGTACATATACTCATGGGTATTCAACAAATAAACATACATCATACCTTTTATACTACCGTCAGTCTTTTTCTTTTTTGGTAGTATACCCACAAAATCTAAATCGTAGTTATCTATGTTAATATCGGTCTCTTCGTAAAACTCTCTGTACGCAGCTTCTTTAGTTGATTCATCTTTTTCAACGTGTCCTGAAGGAATAGACCACATATTAGGGTAAGATGACTTACCGTTTCTTTTACACAATAAGCATTCACCGTTAACTTTAACGACCACACCACTCAACCTTTTATACTTTTCCATATTTATAAATAATCATGAAAGTTAAAATAGGCGATAACACCTTTACTGTAAAGGTTATGGACGATTACCGTAAACGTGCTGAAGGTATGATGAACAAAACTTTTAACGAATATTTTAACGGTATGTTGTTTCTGATGACCGACCACACCAATTGTTTTTGGATGAAAAATTGTATAATACCTTTAGATATTATCTACATTGACAACCAAATCATATCAAAGGTTCACCACAATTGCCCACCATGTGTTGATGAAGACTGTGAGAACTACTGTGGTAGAGGTTATCTTATATTAGAAGTTGAAGGGGGTACTTGTAAGAATCTTGGTATCAAAAAAGGGGACTCTGTTAAGTTTCTTATTAATTAACCTTCCTTTTTACTTTCCTGAATTTTTTCCTTTAAGACTTTAAAGAACTCTTGTCCAATCATCTTGACAAATTTGATGTACGGTGCATCATCTCTTTCAGGGTCATATCTATATGGTCCTGATGGTGGTCTTTTGGCCCTACCCAAATAATTAAGTCCTGAAATGTTGGTAATACATTTGTGTCCACCTGAATTGGCTTGAATCAAATCCCAAGCATTTACACCAATCTTATCCAACAATTCCATTTCAGGTTCACTTAACTCTGAGAATGGTTTGTCAATGATTGTTTTTAAATTATCTAATATTTGTTCTCCATTATCCATCATCATAATATTACCACCATAAATGGCGTCAAAATCTTTGAATGTGAATCCAACCGATTCCGCACCCATACCTGATTCTGCAATATACTTGATTGTTGATAATGGAATTGTTCTATCTTGAAGTTGTGCTTTCCACTTATTCAAAACCTCGTCTTTAACTTCTCCAAGATTTACACCTTTGAGCTCTCTATCTTTTTTAAATGGATTACAAGACGCTTGTACCAAACCTAAAGGCCACATGATAATTAAAAAGTCCGCATCAGGATTGTTTCTAAAAGGCGTATATCTATCGTAAGAACCAGTACCTTTCAAAGTTCCCATACCATACTGAAGAATGATTCCATCTTCAACTTTCACATTTCGGTGATTCGCCATTGAGTCCATATAATCTTTGGCATTTCTTTGGAGTCTTTCAGGAGTCTCACGAGTGTTTTCACTCATCCAAGTTTTAATATTATTAAGGATTGAATAAAGTGACGGCTCAGAGTCCATCACCAAACTCTCTAAGAAACCTTTTTTGTTTTTAAACGCCAAGAGTAATTTGTTAGTTACTAAACCTAATAACATTTTATTTTTTGCCAGACCTTTCTCTTTATCTAATCTAAAAAGAAAATTAACAACTTCTTTTGTTGTTAAATCATGTTTTGCAAAGTCAGCCGAGTCAACTGTAGAAATCAAAAGAATGTCTGAACTTGGGAACAATTCTTTTGGTGAGATAATCTGAGAAATTGTTTCAACATTTGAACGAGCTTGTCTGAATGATTTTGAAGCATCCTTTTCAGCACCAACTTGAGTATCGTGGTGGTCTGTGTGAATGACAAACATCGGTTTACCGTGAGCAAAGTCTACTAACACAGGCATCACATCACCACTAGCATCAGGTTTCTTTACCGCAAACTCTTTCTCACCATATTGGATAACCTCAGAATCCACAACATCAATACCATTGTCTTCAAGGTATTTCTTCATCGCAATTGCTGTGGTAACACCATCTAAATCTTGGTGAAAATATATTTTAGCCTTTGGGTATCTTTTCGCCAAAGCTTTAATATCACGTAAACCTGATTCTTTGATAATCTTTTTCATTAGTCCCAACCAAAGTAATGTACAATTTTATCAAATAAATCGCCATAATCAGAAACACATTGTTTAAATATTAATTTATCCTTATCAGGCATCGCATCCATGGTATCTTCTCCCCAAACACCATCAACAGGATAAACATTAATCATTGATTGGTATTTGGCAACTGCCTGAGCACTTTTTGATTTTGGATAGTTACCGATTGAACCGTCAATTTTTAATGGTTGACCGGCATCATCTTTAACACCTTTTTTATTTAAGAAACATTGGATTGCACTATTGTAGTTGTATCTGTCAATAGTAGTCATACCACTATTCAAATCTTCTTTTAAATACTGTCTTGAAGTCGCACCAATGTGCATTCCAAGAATTCTATTTTTTTCTTCTTCAGTTATTACAAACTTTTTCATATTAATATTTGAGAGTTAATAAATATTTTAATTTGTTAATTGATAACAACATTTCATCTCTAATATTCAATAAATCAGTATCCACTTTTGAATCTAAACCTTCAGTCATAGATAATAAAAATTCACAGATACCATCAATGAAATTTTGCATTGATAGTTTATCAATGTCTTGAAACATGATAGAAAATTCTTCAGGGAATTTTGGTCTTCCGTACTTTCCCATCATACCTTCAACGAAGTCGTCAATTAAATCACCTAATCTATCATATACCTTACCATATGCTTTATGTTTAGCGTCAAACGTAGTTTGCCAATGTAAAAATCTAAATTGATTTTGAACTTGGACTAATTTTAAAATATATTCTTCTTTCATTATACTGGACTCATTAATTTTGTTAATGCTGACGTAATCGGCGACATGGATATTTTTTCACCCACAGCAACTAAACTCTGTGGTGATACTTGAGTTGTTGTAGTTCCACCCAACTCAGTTTTTAAGGCTTCTTGACCCTCAGGAGTTGATTCATACTGTTTCATTGCCGCTAACATCTGTTCCTCACCCATCATACCTGAAAGTTCTTCAGGTCCAACAAAATTTCCAACACCCAATTTATCTAAAAACCCAAGATAGAATTTTGTTTGACCCATTAGTACTCTTGTTCTTAAAGAACTTTTCCCAAACAGGTCAGAAAATCTACCTAAACCAAGACCACCCCCATAAAGGAATCTTTGGAGGATATTTGGTTTACCTAATATTGCTGGGTCCATAAACTTTTCTCTTTTCAAAGCTGTTTCCAAACCTTGAACCAATTTCATTTGTTCTTGTGGTGTTTTATTTACCATTAAACGTCTAACACCCATGGACCTTCTTGACGCACTACTGAATAAGTTTACCCAACTTTGTAGAGTCTTTTTAAACCCTGATAATAATCCTCCCATATTTGGAATTTTATCAATTACTGTGTCAACTCTTGAAGTCCAATTTTGAGCGGTTTTAAATAATATGTTTGCAGGTCCTTCAACTTTTTCTAACATCTTAAGATTCTTGAGAGCCAATTCAGTATTACCAGCATTAATGGCTTTTTCAGCATTTCTAAGGTACTTAGTCCCTTGACTTCCGGCTTTCATGGTTCCTATAGCAGTTTTACCAACCACATCACCAATATATGGTACTGCGGATATTAAAGACAAAAACGCAAATAGGGTGTCACCTTGTTTATAATAAGAAATGGCATTTACAAAGTCAGTAATTCCTGTTGGGTCAACAATACCAACAACATCCAAAACAGTATTCAACCAATAAGCTTCATTAAGGTTTTGTTTCAACCCTTCAAGTTGATTTTCAGTTATCAAAATTTGACTCATGATTTTTTAAATAAAAATATCTACTTATAAATACTATGATACAACTTAATATAAAGGTTGGTGACACAATTTTGATAGGTAGATTCAAAAATAAAAAGGTGATAGTAAAAACTATCACCCTTGACCAACATGGTTTACCATTGGTAAACGGAAAACCAATTTGTAATTTTCGTTACTCAAAAGAGTAGAACAGTTGGATTAAACCACCTCAATTGGTTTTTCAGGAAATTCTATAACCTGTTGTCTTTTTTGTTGAACAAAAAACCCAACCCTTTCATTAGCCACTTTGGAGTAGTTAGAACTGATTTCAATACCAATCCAACGACGGTCTAAAGTCTCGGCAGCAACCATACTTGTACCTGAACCAGCAAACGGGTCAAGGACAATATCATTCTTATATGTGAGAATCTTAATTGCCTTGGTTGGGATATCCATTGAGAAGGTCGCCTTTGTCAATGAACGAGTATCGGCAAAATAATTCCACTGTCCAAATACCAAATCAATAAACTCACGTTTCTGTTGTTCGGTATACATCATCTTGGGTCTCATGTTACCGTCTTTACCTTCAACCTCACCCATCTCACCAACCCATTCAGGTTGTCCTTTAACAATCTTAATATGTTTCTTCTTATACGCCAAGATAACACATTCCTTTGGATTGTAGATGTAAGGTGCCGAGGGACTCATCCATGACCCCCAAGCTGTGGTACGACTTCTGTGTGGTGATTCTTCTTCAAGGTCCACAACTCCGAAGAACTTGTAACCAATCTGTTTCATAATTTGCCATACCTCACTCAACATGAAGATTCTTCCACCCTTGGCTTGTCGGTTAATCTCATACGGGATATTCAAAGCAATCCTGCCGTCATCTTTCAACACACGGTATGCTTGTTCCATCCAGGAATATGTAAATTTAACATATTCCTCCCAAACCATATCATCATCGTGAACATCATATTCAATCCCGACACCATATGGTGGTGATGTCACAATCAAATCTACAGACCCTTCTTCCATGGTCTTCATCACTTCAATACAATCTCCGTTTACTATTTTTCCTAAATAATTTTCTGTCATTTTAATATATTGTTACTTTGTGGTCTCTTACAATAATAGGATTTTCTGTTTCAAATTCCAACCATGCTTGACCACCGTCTAAGAATGTTTTTGTTTTAACCGATACCTGAAATTCAAGACACCTGATTGTAAGTTTTTTATCCTCGGATTGTATTACCCAACCGACTTCCATGGAACCTGTCGCAGCCAATCTGTACTTCATCACTCAATAACCAAACAACAATCTTCAATGGTAATTTTTTTAGCATTACAAGTAATATGACCTGTTTCTCTACCATCATCTCTATACCCGCTAGAAGAGTTTATCTGACACAGAAATTCTATTGAATCAACTTTTAAAAGTTGTTTATCAATAAACACTTTCCATGGTCTGTCTCCGTTTTTGTGGTTTGAATTATATCGTACCTCAACCAACATTTTCTAAATTATCAATCTTCCTTTGAAGATACCAAAGAGCTTTTTTTAAGTCTTGTAATTCTTTATCACTACCTTTCTTACCAGCCCTTGAGATATACTTCACCGTATTCCCAAGATGGAAGTCAAGTTCCCAAGCCTCAATTACTTTGATGGCCTCATACATATTATCCTCACCCCCATAATGAACCGGGTGGTTTACCATTTCATTTAATGACATATTATCTTAAAGTAATGTAATAATTTTTTAGTTTAATTGATTTTTTGTATCCGTTCCTAACAGAAAACAAAGGGTTTTTAGTCCAACATATTTTGTATGAAAAGATTCCTATCCACCCATTTTCTTCTGACCTAACCAAAGAAAAGATATATTTCTTTCCCCAAGTCAAATGAATCTCATTGATAAATTTATTCTTGAGTCGATATAGTTTTAATGACATAATATTTTGAAGCTAATGGAGTTTCAATTATTAGACCCTGTGATACAAGGTCTTCCAAATACTTTTCTGTAGTCTCCAAGTCCTCCTTCAAAATATATCGTGAGATGTACGATATGTGAAGGGGTCTCCGTAGTTTTAAAAGGAGACTATTTAGTTTTTTTTCGTCCATAAGATTTCTTCTCTACTTCTTTTGATTTCTTTTTCTTTGGCTCCTCCATCACAACCTCTTTCTCACCTGTTGAACCTTTAAACTCAGACTTGGAGATGTAATTCCAATATCCTGTTGATACTCTACGCTCAGCGTCTTTGTCTACAACACGCAGCATGTGACCCTCTTTGTAAGGTCCTGTTGATTTTATCGCTTTAATACATTTCATAAAAATAAATTTTGGTTTTGTTTTTTAAGTGTGGAAAAGATTTGAGATTCATCGTGACCCTGTTGAAATAAATTAAAAACATCAGATGATATGGTATCCATAAAAATAAAAGCATCCACCCTCGGAGAGAACAGAGTCTTTAAATCGGAATTTTCCAAATGAACTTTTACCGTCTTTTGGTCTACGAATCGTTTTGTGAATCCCATGAGACAATATTAGGAAATAATTTTTAGACTGTCAAACGATTCCCAATCTTCTTTTGGAACACTTTGAAGGATATATGCCAATAGTTTTCTCTTTAACATCGGAACCAAAGTCTGTTCAAATGGGAAGTTTTCATTGGTCTCTACCTCAAATATCGGTAACTTGGTGAAATCTACCAAGTCCTTCCACGATGTCGCATCTTTTACTAACGTGGTAACTCGTTGACCTTGGGGGTCACCACTCCATACCATATCAAAATAAATCTTGGCGTCTGATTTGGTTCTCTTCATCTTTCTAATTGAATACTCCCACAAAAATACTTGTTTCTTACTTTTGTTGGGGTAATAGATGTATCCGTGACCAAACCCCATATTGTCTTTGTTTTTCTTTAGATTGATTGCTGTTGATTCATATACTATGGACCAAATGGACTTTCCAATATTAAAAGTGTCCATCAATCTGTTACCAGAAAAAACCAATGTCTTTTCTAACTCACTGAAATCACTGTCTTGTAGTTCGGGTAACTTAAGTGGTTGAAGTTCTTTCAAGAGAATCTCATCATCACAAGATTCAAATTTCTTTTTTGTTTGTAGTAACCTTTTTTCTTTAACTAAAGATTGAACATTCGCTAAGTGAAGTGCCAACTCAACAAAATCAGGATAAATTTTAAACTCGTCAAAATTTTCCTCACATTTTTGAATGTAATTAAGTAAGGTATATTTGTTATACTCAAAATCTATTGGTTGCGAGAGCATCCAATCAGGATTTAATTTAAATGATTTTTTCTTCCTCGCCATTTACATAAGAATAAAACACCATTTTATTTATTCAACTCTTATGATAAAATAAAGAACACCCTCTACTTTTTGTTCATCAACTTTGCCATCATAATGAGACATTATCTCATAACCATCACTATCAATCCACCCTTCAATTAACTCATCTTCATTAATAAAGTTTGAAAGTTCTAAATCCCATTCCCTAATAAAACTTAAACTATCGTCCATAACATCATTTACCCTCTCCTCAATTATTTGGTTAATTAAATCATCAGGAAAATCACCTTCAGGACTTTCTTCTATTTCTTCTATCTTTTGCTCAAACTCATAGATGGCATTATCTTCCAATTGGGATATTTTATTTTCAAATACCCCACGTAATTCTCTTGGCGACTTTTCCATTAATTGTTGCAAATTAACAATCTCACCCTTAACTTTTTCAATCTGATAATTTAAATACTTTATTTCATTATCTTGAACATATGAAGTTTCTCTCTGTGACTCGTCCAACCAACTTTCAGGGTCTTGGTAAATCAAATCATTGTACATGTCCTCAGCATATCTTTGAACACTATCATCATCAATATAATTTTCAAGAAAACTTTTTGAGAAAAAATTTATACCCTCACTTTCAATAATTTGTTTGGCGTATTCCTCAGCAGACCACTTTAATTCTCTTTCATTACCTATTGCATATTGGCTATTGTCCCATGAAGTTTCAAAAATTTCCATATTACTATAGAATTCTTCATTTTTTGGGGTAATATCGTACACATCGTAATAATCATCAAACTCAGATAACTCTTCATCAATTTGTTCTAACTGTTGTTGTAAACTAGTCTTTAACCCTTGAGTGTCATTCTGTATTTCATCCTCAATTTGACTTTTTCTTAACTCAAGTTGTTTTTTTCTTTCTTTACCTTCTTCATCCAATGCATTTATCTCATTACTATACACCAAATGGTCAAATAAAGCATGTGCCATTAATCCTTCTTTGGGACAATCAGGTCCTAATTTCCACAGGTCCTTCTCTCTTCTTAATTCTGCACTGATATTATTTACTTCTGAACTCATTACAATTGATAAATATTAGGATATGTTTATATTTATAATCAATAAACCTTTAATTTAAATAAAGTCATGGGATGCGGTTGTAAAAACAAAAACAACACTAACACAAATCAGATTCAAGCGCCAGTGGTTAAACCCCAGGCTCAACCTGTTAATGAAAACATCAAAGATGCCATTAAAAGAACAGTAGAAAAGTATTACGTAAAGAAATAAACTAATCTGAGATGTTTTTTAGTGAAGGGTGGAGAAATCTACCCTTTTTTTGTATTTATAAAAATATGGCACTTATTGATTTAGCAATTAAAGATTTCAACGAGGGTGATTACGACCTAATTGAAACAGCATTTAATGGCGATATATTCTCATTCTTTAATTATGCTGATAAAAGAGGTAAATTTGATGAAATTATTGCCGATGATTATAATCACAACGATTATGAAAACGATTACACTCTGTGGGTTTCTAATAACAAACCAGAAATTTTCCGTAAACTTATTGAAGACAAATTATCCGATGTGAAATACATTGATGGTAAATGGTATTTTATAACATCTGATAGGGGAGATTTATCCAAACTTTATTGTGACAGTAGAGATATTAGTCGTGAAACAATAGAATCTATATTGTCAGGAGAATATGATAGTTCTGATTATTGGGATTCAGGAATAGATGTCTATGACAACGTAATTGATGATTTAAATGACCAAAACAAACAAACTTTAATTGAAAAATTATTAGAGGAATTGAAAGATGAAAGAATTACACCGTCAACAGATTTATTAGAAGAAATTGCATCGTCACAAGGTCATGATGAATATGTATCTTTAGATACTGAAACATTAAATAGAATAATAGATGATAAAGATTCTATAAAAGAAATCCTACCCGATGATTTAGACAGTGAGTTAATAAGTTTATATTGGAGTGCATATAATGCCGCATATGAAGATGAACTCTACAAATCTATTTGGGGTGAACTTGATTCTATATTTGAAGGTAATGGTGAATGGACTCAAACACCATCCCCTTTTGATAAAAATAAATTTATCCAAGCATTTAAAATACCTTTTATTAATTTGGAATCAATTGTAAAAGATTATCTTGAGGATAATCTTAGATATAGAGATAGAACCTTGGAGTATTGGGGTAACATCATTAATATAATAGATGATACTCACGATTGTTTAAGAGTTAGAGTCCCTGAATAGGCAGATTGGACTGATACTAAAGAAAATATTAATTCTCTTTACAACGATTACATTTCTTAAAGTAATCTTTTTTCTTTCGCCTTTACTACAAGTTTTTGAGCTCTGTCTTCAATTGAGTTAATAATAACTTCTTGCTCTTTTAAAGCTTCAATACACACGGCAATCATCTCTTTGTATTTCATGGTGTAGTGTTTTTCTTCACTACCAGATACAAGTTCAGGGAAATATGGTAAAACTTCTTGAGCAATAAAACCAATGTTTTTATGTCCAAGTTTTTCTTTATCATCCCAATTATAATAGAATTCAACACCACGAATTTTAATTAAATTTTCAAGTGCAGATTCAATAGGTTCAATGTTTGTCTTTAATCTAATGTCGGATGGTCCTGTAGGTCCTGTAGCACCTTGTGCACCCGTATTACCCGTGGCTCCTTGTGCTCCTGTAGCACCTTGAGCACCAAAAGTAGAACCTGCCTTTCCTTGAGCACCTGTAGGTCCTTGAGCACCACCTGCACCAGGTCCTTGAGCACCTGTTGCACCTTGGGAACCTGTAGGTGCGGTACCTGGAAAACCTTGAGCACCTTGAGCACCCGCACCTTCAGAAGGAAAACCTTGAGCACCTTGTGTACCAACCGCACCTTGAGCACCTTGTCCTCCTTGTGGTCCTTGAGCACCTTGTGGTCCTTGAGTTCCTTGTCCACCCGCAGCACCTGTTGAGCCACCTCCACCCTGAGAACCTTGTCCTCCTTGAGTACCCTGAGCACCTTGTCCTCCCTGAGCTCCTTGTGAACCTTGTCCTCCTTGAGTACCTTGAGCACCTTGACCTCCTTGAGAACCTTGTGAACCTTGAGCACCTGTAGAGCCACCTCCACCTTGCGAACCTTGTCCTCCCTGAGCTCCTTGTGAACCTGTAGCACCTCCACCACCAGCACCACCTTGCGAACCTTGTCCTCCTTGAGCTCCTTGTGAACCTGTTGCACCTCCACCGCCAGTTCCTCCTTGAGCACCTTGTCCTCCTGTTGGTCCTGTGGCACCTTTACCTCCTTGTGAACCTTGTCCTCCTTGTGAACCTTGTCCTCCTGTTGGTCCTGTGTCACCTTTACCTCCTTGTGAACCTTGTCCTCCTTGTGAACCTTGTCCTCCTGTAGACCCCTGAGCACCTTGAGCACCTTGTCCTCCTTGTGAACCTTGAGCACCTTTACCACCTTGAGAACCTTGAGAACCTGTAGCACCTCCACCACCAGTCCCACCTTGAGAACCTTGACCTCCTTGTGAACCTTGTGAACCTTGAGCACCTGTGGAACCACCTCCACCTTGAGAACCTTGACCTCCTTGTGAACCTTGAGCACCACCTCCACCTTGAGAACCTTGACCTCCTTGAGTTCCTTGTCCTCCTTGAGAACCTTGTCCTCCTTGTCCTCCTTGAGTACCTTGTGAACCTTGAGCACCCTGACTACCAACACCACCTATCGAACCTTGAGCTCCCTGACCACCTTGAGTACCTTGGAAACCTTGTCCTCCTTGAGCCCCTTGATTACCTGTTGCTCCTTGTGAACCGGTCGCTCCTTGGAAACCTTGTCCACCCTGAGCTCCTTGGGAACCAACCGCACCTTGAGAACCTTGTCCTCCTTGAGAACCTTGTCCTCCTTGTGAACCGACCGCTCCTTGCGAACCTTGCCCTCCTTGAACACCCTGAGCACCTTGTCCTCCTTGAGAACCTGTAGCACCTTGAGAACCCTGTCCTCCTTGAGTACCCTGAGCACCTTGTCCTCCTTGAGAACCTTGTGAACCAACCGCACCTTGTGAACCTTGAGCTCCCTGTACTCCTTGACCTCCTTGAGCACCTTGACCTCCTTGAGCACCTTGACCTCCTTGAGAACCTTGAACTCCTTGACCCCCTTGAGCTCCTTGTGAACCTATATTACCTTGAGTTCCTTGAGTTCCTTGAGCTCCTTGTCCTCCTTGAGAACCTACAGGACCTTGAGCACCTTGTCCTCCCTGAGTTCCCTGAACACCTTGACCTCCTTGAGAACCTTGTGAACCTATATTACCTTGAGCACCCTGTCCTCCTTGAGCACCCTGTCCTCCTTGAGAACCTTGTCCTCCTTGTCCTCCTTGAGTACCTTGTGAACCTTGAGCCCCTTGACCTCCTTGAGCCCCAAGTGAACCAAGACTACCTTGTGAACCTTGACCTCCTTGAGTACCCTGTCCTCCTTGAGCGCCAACAGCTCCTTGTGAACCTTGACCTCCTTGAGTACCTTGAGCACCTTGTCCTCCTTGAGCACCTTGAGCTCCAATAGAACCTTGAGCTCCAATAGCACCTTGCGAACCTTGTCCCCCTTGAGCACCTTGATTACCTGTTGCTCCTTGTGAACCAACCGCACCTTGAGCACCTTGTCCCCCTTGAGCACCTTGATTACCTGTTGCTCCTTGTGAACCAACCGCACCTTGTGAACCTTGTCCTCCCTGAGTACCTTGTGAACCTGTATTACCTTGAGCTCCAATAGGACCTTGAACACCCTGAGCGCCTTTAGCTCCTACATTACCTTGACTTCCTTGGCTTCCTTGACCTCCTTGAGCACCTTGACCTCCTTGAGCACCTTGCGAACCTACAGGACCTAAAAATCCTTGAGAACCTTGAGCGCCATCCGCACCTACCGAACCTTGAGCACCTATACTACCTTGAGAACCTTGAGCACCCTGAGCTCCTTGTCCTCCTTGAGAACCTTGTGAACCTATATTACCCTGAGAACCTTGAGCACCCTGAGCTCCTTGTCCCCCTTGTGAACCCTGTCCTCCCTGAGTACCTTGTGCTCCTTGAGTACCTTGTGAACCCTGTCCTCCCTGAGTACCTTGTGAACCTACACTACCAACAGCACCTTGTGAACCTTGTCCCCCTTGAGAACCCTGTCCTCCTTGAGTACCTTGTGAACCTTGAGGTCCTTTTCCACCTTGAGCACCTTGTCCTCCTTGAGAACCAACATTACCTGTTGCACCTTGTGAACCAACATTACCTTGAGCACCTTTACCACCTTGAGAACCCTGAGCTCCCGCAGCACCTTGAGAACCCTGAGCTCCCGCAGCACCCTGAGCTCCTGTTGGTCCGGTATTTGCTGTACCCGTCCAAAGAGCATTATTAACTACCGTACCTGCAGTTGTTGCAATAGTACTAAAAACATAAAGATTGTTAAAAAACAACCTAAATTTAGGTGAGGTATTAATAACTTTAAAATAAACAGTAGTACTGACTTTCCAATCAAGTACAGCACTGGAGTAAACCCAAGTTGCCTTAGTATTATTTGTATCATACAACTCAACAGTTGCACTACCTGGTAATATAATGATATCCTTAGCCACCTATTTTTGTACTTAAATCTTTAAGAAAATTATTCAACACTTCAACTCTTTTTTGGTTTTCAATTAATGCTGATACACCAACCGAAACCAATAGTTCATATTGTAAATTCTTATAACCATATTTATCTGTCCAAACTAAATCTGGATATTTTTCTTCAATTTCTTGAGCAATAAATCCAAGATTCGTACCTGTAATTAGATATCTGTACTCTGGTAAATAATCTGATAATTGAGGAATGTCCTCAACCCAATCAAATTTAACACCTCTCATGCTAACAATGTTTTGTCTAACGTTTGTGAGAGGTTTAATATTTGTTTTATATCTGGCATCTGACGGTGGTCCTTGAGCACCTGTGGCACCTTGAGCACCTTGTGGTCCTTTACCACCTTGAGCACCTGTACCTCCACTCGGTCCTTTTGCACCTTGAGAACCCTCAGCACCTTGAGCTCCGTTACCACTCGGTCCTTTTGTACCTTGAGCACCTTGTGAACCTTGTCCTCCTCCAGGTCCTTTTGGTCCTTGAGCACCTTGTGGGCCTGGCGTTGGTGGACCAATTGACCCTGCAGCACCTATAGTTCCTTGAGCTCCTGTATTTCCCGTGGAACCTGTATTTCCCGCAGCACCTTGAGCACCCTGAGTAGAACTCGCGCTACCTTGAGCACCTTGGGCTCCTTGAGCTCCTGTATTAGCACCCTGAGCACCTTGTGCTCCTTGAGTTGTACTATTAGCTCCCTGAGCACCTGTATTACCTTGAGCACCTGTTGCACCTTGAGTAGAACCTTGAGCTCCTTGAGCTCCTGTGGAACCTCCACCACCTTGTGAACCCTGAGCACCTGTAACACTACTTTGAGCTCCTTGAGCACCTTGTCCTCCTTGAGAACCTTGACCTCCTTGTGCACCTTGTACAGAACTTTGAGCTCCTTGAGCACCTTGTCCTCCTTGAGAACCTTGACCTCCTTGTGCACCTGTACTAGCCCCTTGAGCTCCTTGTGAACCCTGAGCACCTTGGGCACCTGTAGCACCTTGAGCTCCTGTACTAGCCCCTTGAGCTCCTTGTGAACCCTGAGCACCTTGTTTACCCGTAGCTCCTTGGTCACCTTGAACCGAACTTTGAGCACCCTGAGCACCTTGTCCACCTTGAGCACCTTGACCACCTTGAGCACCTGTATTAGCACCTTGAGCTCCTTGTGCACCTGTTGAACCTCCACCACCTTGGGAACCCTGAGCACCTGTCACACTACTTTGAGCACCAGTACTTCCTTGTGAACCCTGAGCACCTGTACTTCCTTGAGCACCTGTAGGTCCTCCTTGAGCACCTTGTGCTCCTTGAGAACCTTGTTTACCAACAGCACCTTGAGCACCTGTAACTCCTCCTTGAGGACCTTGAGTACCTTGAGCACCTGTATTACCTGTAGCTCCTTGAGCGCCCGTATTACCTCCTTGAGCACCTGTACTACCTTGAGTACCTTGGGCTCCTTGAGCACCTTGGGCTCCTGTGTTAGCTCCTTGTGCCCCTTGTGCTCCTTGAGCTCCTTGAGCTCCTGTACTACCTTGAGCTCCTGTAACACCACCTTGAGCTCCTTGAGCACCTTGAGCTCCCGTATTACCTGTGGCACCTTGAGCTCCCGTGGTTCCACCTTGAGCTCCTTGAGCACCTTGAGCTCCCGTATTACCTGTGGCACCTTGAGCTCCCGTGGTTCCACCTTGAGCTCCTTGAGCTCCTTGTCCTCCTTGAGCACCTGTAACTCCCGTAGCACCCGCAGTACCTCCTTGAGCACCTATATTACCTTGGGCACCTGTATTACCTGTCGCACCTTGGGCACCCTGTACAGAACTTTGTGCACCTTGAGCTCCTTGAGCTCCTTGTGAACCTGTATTACCTTGAGCACCTTGAGAAGCTCCTTGAGCTCCTTGAGCTCCTTGAGCACCTGTATTACCTGTAGCACCTTGAGCACCTTGGACGGAACTTTGAGCTCCTTGAGCTCCTTGAGCTCCTTGAGCACCCGTACTACCTTGAGCACCTGTAACACCACCTTGAGCTCCTTGAGCACCTTGGGCACCTTGTTTACCTATAGCTCCTTGAGCACCTGTACTAGCACCTTGAGCTCCTTGGAATCCTTGAGCACCTTGAGCACCCGTACTACCTTGAGCACCTGTAACACCACCTTGAGCTCCTTGAGCACCTTGAGCACCCGTGTTTCCTGTAGCACCTTGAGCACCTGTGACACTACTTTGAGCACCCACAGAACCTTGAGCACCTTGGGCTCCTTGAGCCCCTTGAGCTCCTGTGTTAGCTCCCTGAGCACCTTGAGCTCCTTTAGGTCCTTGAGCACCTTGAGCACCTTGAGCACCTGTATTAGCACCCTGAGCACCTTGGGAACCTGTTGGTCCTTGAGCTCCCTGAGCTCCTTGAGCTCCCGTACTAGCACCTTGAGCTCCTTGAGCTCCTTGTCCACCTTGTGAACCTTGCCCACCTTGAGCACCAGGAGTATCATCCGTACTACCCTGAGTACCTTGGGCTCCTTGTGCACCTGTACTACCTTGAGCTCCTGTACTCGCACCTTGAGCTCCCTGAGCACCTGTTGGTCCTTGAGAACCTTGTGCACCTGTTGGTCCGATTACAATACTCGCAGTTCCTTGACTACCTTGGGCACCTTGGGCACCTGTATTACCTTGAGCACCCGTGCTAGCACCTTGAGCACCTTGGGCACCCTGAGCACCTTGGGCACCTGTATTACCTTGAGCACCTTGTGTGGAACTGTTAGCACCTTGAGTTCCTTGAGCACCTTGGGCACCCGTTTTTCCTTGAGCACCTTGGACTGAACTTTGAGCACCTTGAGTACCTTGTGCACCTTGAGCTCCCTGAGCACCTGTATTACCTTGAGCTCCCGTACTAGCGCCCTGTGCACCTTGAGCACCTTGTGTACCCTGAGCTCCTTGAGCACCTGTGTTAGCCCCTTGGGCTCCCTGTCCACCTTGTGTACCTTGAGCACCTTGTCCTCCCTGAGAACCTTGAGCCCCTTGTGCTCCTTGGGGTCCTTGTGTACCTTGAGCTCCTGTTGGTCCTTGTGTACCTTGAGCTCCTTGAGCTCCTTTAATATTGGCTTGTGAACCTATCCATTCTCCAAGGTAGTTAATAATCTGAACATATGTAGAACTACCATCCCACGCGTAAATACCTTCACCACTACTTAGGTCATTAACAGAAAAACCTTTAGAAGTGACTGCTTGAGTACCAATACTACCTACAGAAGAATCTGTGGATGATGAAAATGTTAAATCACCATTAGCATTAACTTTTTGAACCAACTGATTACCAGTGGCATCCTCATAAATAATAAAAGGTACACCACCTGAAAAGGTGTTACCTGAAGGGTATATTATAATATCATTAGCCATTAGTAATTCTCAATATATTCCTCTAACATAGTTAATCTTTCATCAACAGATGCAATGTTATTTTGATGTTCTTTAATACCTTCCACTAAATATGCATTAAGTTGCGGATAAAGGATATAGTAATATCCATTTTCTCTCATTCTTACCACTTCAGGGATGTGTTCTCTAACTTGTTGAGCAACAAATCCTAAAGAGTGTGTTTTGTTATTTTGAAGGTAATAATCATATTCAGGAGTATTTTCTGTCCAATCAAACTCAACAGGTTGTAACATCATCAATTTTGTTAATGAGCCCTCTAAAGTTATAACTTCATTTTTAAGTCTTAAATCTGAGAAACAACATACCAACGTACAAGTTACATCTACAGTGGCTTGATACTCCGCTATTACCAAATTAATAAGACTATCACAACCAGAACAGTCATCTATATCATAAACTTTATCATTTGAGGTACAGTTAGGCATCATCACATTCGAGTAAACATTTGGCATTCCCATCGGCGCTAGAAAATCACAATCTGGAAATAATCCAACAAAACCAACATCATAACACGCAGGTGCTGCTGGAGGCCCTGTCGCTCCTTGAGCACCTTGAGCTCCTTGAGGACCTTGTGTACCTGTTGCACCTTGGGCTCCTTGAAGACCTTGACCTCCTGTTTGTCCTTGAGCCCCTTGTGCACCAGGTGAACCAGGAATACCCGTACCACCTTGAGCCCCTTGAGCTCCTGTATTACCAACACTACCATTCACACCTTGAGCCCCTTGAGAACCTTGCGACGGCAATCCGTCAGGACCTTGAGCGCCTTGTCCTCCGGTAGCACCTTGAGCACCAGGACTAATTCCTGTACCTCCTTGAGAACCTTGTCCTCCTGTTGGTCCAAAACCTCCTTGAGCACCTTGAGCACCTGTACTACCTTGAGGTCCAAGATTACCAGTATTACCTGTAGGTCCTTTACCACCTTGAGCACCTTGTGAACCTGTGTCACCTCCACCACCTGTGGGACCAACCGCACCTACAGAACCTACACCACCTTGAGAACCCTGAGCACCCGTGGAACCTTGAGGTCCTATATTACCCGTAGCACCTGCATTACCTTGTGCTCCGGTATTACCTGTATTACCTTGAGGTCCTATATTACCCGTAGCACCTTGAGGTCCTTGTGCCCCGGTATTACCTGTATTACCTTGAGCTCCTGAATGACCTGTAGCGCCCTGAGCTCCTGTGGAACCTCCTCCACCAATAGCACCTTGTGCACCTGAATGACCTGTAGCACCCTGAGCTCCTGTGGAACCTCCTCCACCAATAGCACCTTGTGCACCGGTGTGTCCTTGAGCACCTGTGTTACCTTGTGAACCTACAGGTCCTGTAGCACCTGTCGGACCTATATTACCTTGAGCTCCCGTATTACCTTGAGCTCCCGTATTTCCTGTGGCACCTTGAGCACCTGTATGTCCTGTTGCACCGGCACCACCTTGAGAACCTTGAGCTCCTGTAGAACCCTGTGGTCCTATGGCACCTGTATTACCTTGAGCACCCGTGGAACCTTGAAGTCCTGTTGCACCTTGTGGTCCTACCGCTCCTTGAGCTCCTTCATTACCAAATACACCTGTAGGTCCTGTAGCACCTTGTGGTCCTATTGGTCCTTGAGCACCTGTTGAACCTTGAGAACCTTGTGGTCCCGTGGCTCCTTGAGGTCCAATAGACCCCGTACCACCCTGAGCACCTTGTGCACCTGTGTTTCCTGTTGCACCTTGAGCACCCGTGTTTCCTGTTGCACCCGTGTTTCCTGTTGCACCTTGTGGTCCCGTAGCACCTTGTGGTCCAATATTACCTTGAGCACCTGTTGAACCTTGAGAACCTGTTGGTCCTGTTGCACCTTGTGGTCCAATATTACCTTGAGCACCCGTTGAACCTTGAGAACCTTGTGGTCCGATGGCACCTTGTGGTCCGATATTACCTTGAGCACCCGTTGGTCCTTGAGCTCCTTGTGGACCTTTAGGTCCTTGTGGGCCAATTGACCCTTGGCTTCCTGTATTACCTTGAGAACCTGTTGGCCCTATATTTCCTGTCGGTCCAAGGTTACCTTGAGCACCGGTATTACCTTGAGCACCTTGTGGTCCTATATTACCTTGTGCACCTGTATTACCTTGAGCACCCGTTGAACCTTGAGAACCTGTTGGCCCTATATTCCCTGTGGGTCCAAGATTACCTTGAGCACCTATATTACCTTGAGCACCAACGTTACCTACATTACCTTGAAGTCCCACCGCTCCTTGAGCACCTTCATTACCAAATACACCGGTGTTACCAGTCGCTCCTTGAGCTCCTGTATTACCTTGAGCCCCTTGTGGTCCTTGAGCACCTTGTGGCCCCGTATTTCCTTGTGGTCCTAAAGCACCTTGAGCACCTGTATTACCTTGTGAACCCGTTGGTCCTGTAGCACCTGTTGGTCCTACAGCACCTTGTGCACCTATATTACCTTGTGCACCCGTATTACCCGTGGCTCCTTGTGCTCCTGTATGTCCCGTGTTACCTTGAGCCCCTTGTGCACCAGTATTACCCGTAGCTCCCTGAGCACCTGTATGTCCTGTATTACCTTGAGCCCCTTGAGCACCGGTATTACCCGTGGCTCCTTGAGCACCTGTATTACCCTGAGCACCTGTATTACCCTGAGCACCTGTATTACCCTGAGCACCTGGAGGACCAATAGGTCCTTGTGCACCTGTATTACCTTGTGCACCCGTATTACCCGTAGAACCTTGAGCTCCTGTATTGCCCGTAGAACCTTGTTTACCTTGAGCCCCTTGGTCTCCTTGAGCACCTTGGTTACCAATTTTACCTTGAGCACCTATAGCTCCTTGAGCACCTGTATTACCTGCAGCTCCTTGAGCACCTGTGTTACCTTGAGCACCTATGTTACCCTGTGCACCCGTTGGTCCTTGAGCTCCTGTAAGTCCTTGAGCTCCTTGAGCCCCGATATTACCCTGTGCACCCGTTGGTCCTACCGCACCTGTTGGCCCAATATTACCTGTTGCACCCTGTGCTCCGGTATTACCTTGAGCACCTGTATTTCCTACGGCTCCTTGAGCACCTGTATTACCAATGTTACCTTGAGCACCTGTATTACCCGTAGCTCCTTGAGCACCTGTGTGTCCTGTATTGCCTTGAGCACCTTGAGCACCAACGTTTCCTTGAGCACCTGTATTACCCACATTACCCTGAGCACCAATATTACCTGTATTACCCTGAGCACCAGTATTACCCGTAGCGCCTTGAGCTCCAACAATATTTGTAGTTGGACCTACCCATCCTTTAGTACCATTTAAAACTTGAACACCATTAACAGATAAATTATCCGTAACGTTAAGATTTCTAATAGTAAATTCGGTATCAGATAATTTGAATATTGTGTTAACTCCGACAATCCATTGGAAACTTGTTGTTGAACCACCTGTGGCAACCACACGACCTGTCATTGATGCTGTTCCACCATCAAAATAAAAATAAGGAACTGTTATACTTGAACCATCCCCCTCGGGATAAATAGTAATATTTTTAGGCATATTTGGATTTTATACTCTCTATAAATACAAGGAGTTTTAAAACAAATCAAGAAAAAACCATTAAAATAAAAAAGGATGGTCACCCATCCTTCAATTATTTTATTAAATGTTTTTTTACTATGTCTAATGCCTCGGTGAGCTCATTATAATCTCTTTCGGGAGCATATAAAAATGATTTACGTTTTTCACCACCATCTTTAATAATCATAAGTGCGGGTATGTAATCATTTTCAGTCGCTTCAACAAACAAATTATATTCATCAGAGTATTTGTCAATGTCTCGGTCAATGAATCTAATTTTGTTTTCTTTGAGCATGTCCTTAAACTCCGTGCAGAAAGGACATCCCTTCATAGTATAAACAACAACCGTGGTCATTAATACTGTTCCATAAGTTCCATTATCTGTTGTTGTGTCAAAACTCCTGAATTGGTTTTAACTACTTCACCATCTTTGAAAATTTTTACTGTAGGTACAGAACGGATTCCCATCTCTGATGTTAGTTCACGGTCTGAATCCACATCATATTTGAACATCTCCATTGGGAGTTCTTGACCACTGTCTGCAAGTTTTTGCATATTTCCCATTAATACTTTACACGGCCCACACCAAGTGGCATACATGTCCAAAAAGAAAGTCTCTTTGTTTGAAATCTTTTCTCTAATCTCTTCTGCTGTAAGTTGTTTCATAATTTTAAATATTTGTATTTTTTTTAGTTGTTAGACTTTTAATAAAGAAGTTTACGTCTGTTGTTTGTTCAGGATAAAAATAAATATCCATAGTATATGTTGGACCCCCACCTCTTTCGTAATGTAATATAAATCCGTTGATGGTCTTGTAAACAATCTCACGATATTCCTCTGAAGTGTGAACCTTATCAAAATAAAGACAGGTAATTTTACCACTGTCTGTATTTGGTAAACCACAATCTATACTTCTTATTACCGAAAATATTTTACCGGTAGACTCTTCAATTTTTCGTACAACGAAATGGTGTTTTGGAAACATAGTTTTAAAGTTAAATTAAAAAATCAAAAAATGAAGATGAATTTCTATCCATTTCAAAACCATTATCATCTACCCACTTAAACCCAAAACCATTCTCATTTGGTTTTAATTTATACTGATATGTTTTTGATTTGGTTTCTTTTTTCAAACCCATAATAAAAACAAATTTACGGAGGTTTTTGTTTACCATGTCATCCACAAAGTTTAAGGCTTCGTTCCAACACTCATCCAAGTTCTTATTGTATTTTGCCAAGTATTGAACTCTTTTCATAAGATATTTTCCATGAGTTATTGAAACTTCGTATTCTACCGTAGCCCTTTCATCACCTTTTCTTAATGATAATACAAAAGAAGATGTTTTATCAACATACCCTCTGACGCAGTTATATTGATGAGAACTCTCCTCATTGAAATCGTCAGTAGTTAATAATACTTTAGGGTGATACTTCTCACCGTTAATTTCAAACGATTTGAATTCATTTAAAAATCCATCAGAATAGATTCGTGTGAATTTACCAATAACATAAGATTGTTTCAGTTCAGACAAAAATTGATGTTCTTGTGAAAAGTCAACAATGTTTTTACTTTCCCATTTTACATCTTCACCAACTTCTTTGAGGTAGTTCAATAATTTGATATGGTCAACAAAGGTACTGAAAGATGTCTTACTCCATATAAATTTTTTAAACATATCAAAACACCTTTTCTTTTCACCAATTGACCAGTTAGAAATACTGATATTTGTTTCACTACTGCTAATCTGGTGTTGATTATTAAATAATTCCGTTAATAATTCATCGTCCTGATGAATCCATTCGGTACCAAATAAATTTATAGCAATTCTATACCAACCCAAATTTACAAATGATATTTTATGTAGAACTTTTTTAACTTTATCACCTTTAAGATTATTACGGAGCATAAAGGCATCCACATACTTCATCTTTGTTTTCTTAAACTCCTTCATCGTTGGTAGGAAATCAAGTTTTCCGTGACCCGAGGTAAACAAATTTACATTGTTAGGGTATTTTATACCCTTTTTTGTCAGATAAAAAATATACAACAAATGAATGGGACTGGATGGTAAGAAAGTTCTACTTTCCATATGGGTAATCATTTCATACTTGAATATGTTTAACAAGTAATCAATATATTCATTTCTTTCATCTTTATCTTTAATATAAGGAAAAAAGAAATCCGAAAGAATACCAGGTAAAAAAGAGACTGTTGCATCGTAAAAACAATTTCTTCTTATATGTTTAGTTCGTTTTATTTTGTTTTGGTAGTTCAATAACTTTCCTTGGTAGAAATCACCTGTAACCAAATTTACAGTAATAAACCACATGTGTTTCTTTTCCTTAAAATAAGATGTACCCCTTGTTCGGGTTTTGAATTTTTCATACATCTTAATGGATAACTTATCACCCACTCTTTCAATATAAAAAGTCTTCGTATGACAACTCACACTCGCCATAGGGTCGGCAAAGTGTTTTACATACATCTCCTCGTCGTCATTATATTCTTGAGCCGTTCTGAATAACAGCTTTCCATCCTTACCATAACGTTTTGACGATATCGGATATGTATTGGATTCTTGGTGTAACCCAACCCAATATGTTTTACGTAAATCTGAAAAAATAACTTTTCTATCCATCTTAAAAAAGTGCCATATCCAACACCTAACAAAGATAATGAAAAAAATTAAATGAAAAACTTAGTTTAGAAAAATATTTCCGAATTTTGTTTCAAGTATGAATGACTCAATTTTTGATTTCTTCTTAGAACCACCATTAATCATCACACAAATGTCAATAAGTTGTTTTTGAGTAAGGGATATTTCTTTACCTTCTTCAGCGTTGGAATCTGCAACCTCCCTAACCTTTTCATAAAAATCATCCTTTAGATTCAAAGGAATAAGATTTGCCAAGTCATCAGGGTTCTGATTGAAGAACCTTTTGAATTCTGATAAATAGATTTGAACATCGACGTTCATAGTAAAAAATCAATTATAAAGTTTCATCATCTTGTGAGAACTTGTCCCACATACCCGTTTCCATTTCAGACCAACCATTAGCTTCCAATGACTTAGGAGCCGATGATACCCCAGTATTCTTAAAGTTGATAAATTCCAAACTTTCCATAGTCGCCAAACATTCAGGTAAACTTGTCAATTTAGGGTTATCCATAACACCCAAAATGTTTAACTTACTTAACTGACAAACATAATCGGGTATAGAATCAACACAATTTACTAACACTAAATGTTTAAGGTTTTGAAATCTTGTAATTGAAGATGGAATGTTAATGATAGCGTCACTGTCTCTATTTTTAATTTTAATTTGTTCCAAAGTTTCAGGTAAAGAATTAAATAGTTCTTCTAATCCAAAAATACTCACAAATTTACCAACTATACCGGAATTAAAACCGTCAATCTTTAGGTCCCTACCCGAACCAACAACTAAAGATTTTGCAAATTCAGGCTTAAAAAATTCTTTAAGTTCAGGATTTTCTTTGAAGAAAGAATGTAAATTAATTTGGTCATCATCAGCATCCATAAATTGTTGGTCAGGAAAATGGAATTGGTATCTTTCCCCTGAAAGTCCACTTACTCTACCAACTTCATCTCCGAAACCACCAAAAATTCTTGGTTGGTTAGGAATAATAACAAAAAGTGGACCTTTACTAATATAATATTTAAAATTTCTATCATAACCCGGAGATGATGTGCACCAATCTGTTTCACCCTGACCAGGTCCTAACATATTTCCGCCATAATAACATGCGGCATCTCGACCTAATTCATCACCACGTGAAATTTTAACGATAGTCCACTTCGGTCCTCTATAAACAACATCAGCACCAGGATGTTCATATGTTCTTGAGGCGACTTTCTTTTCATCTCTTGTGGCTTTTTCTTTCTCTAAAGAAAAACTTGAGACTAAGTTTTCTAATGTATCTATAGATAACTTATCAATATTCCTAAATTCAACATCTAATCTATTTTTGAACCTATCAAACTTCCTCAAATTTTGTGTAACCTTTATTAAGTCCTCCCAAAATAATCGTTTAGTCTTTTTTAATTGTTCTTTATACAATTTACTATTTGGTTCAATAATTTGACCATCTTCATCTGTAGGTTTAAGGTTAAGATATTGTTTAATAATCCATTGAACATACGGACCCGTTTTTTTAAAACTTGACCAATCACCATCAAAATTGTCAATGTCAACACCTTCTTCAACTTTAGTCAAGGGGTCTGCCACGGCAAGTGCAAAAAGTTCTTCCGCTGTTAATAAAGATTCCTTTCCTTTTATGGGTTTCAAAAATTTATTAGATAAAACGTCTATTCTTGCATCTTCAAGAATAACGTTTTTTAAAATTTCATAGAATTTCATAAAATTGAAAGTTTACATTAATAAATAGTCAGATAAAACTAATCTAATTATTATACTTCATCATCTTGTGAGAACTTATCCCACATACCAGTTTCCATTTCAGACCAACCATTAGATTCTAATGACTTTGGTGCGGATGCTCCTGTGTCCTTGAAGTTAATGAATTCCAAGTTTTCCATTGTTCCTAAACATTCAGGTAAACTTGTTAGTTGAGGGTTACTCATAACACCTAAAATATTCAAGTTGTTCAACTGACAAATATAATCAGGTACATTATTAATACAATTTACCAACACCAAGTGTTTAAGATTTTTGAACCTTGTAATTGAAGGTGGAATATTAATGATTGTACCAGCGTTGTCTCTATTTTTAATTTTGATTTGTTCCAAACTATCAGGTAATGAATTAAACAATTCTTCTAACCCATAAAGACCAACAAATTTACCAACAGAACCTGAACCAAAACCATCAATCTTCAAATCTTTACCAGAACCTGCCGTCAAACCTTTTGCAAATTCAGGTTTGAAGTATTGTTTAAGTTCCGCCATAGGACCGTTCAATAAGTCCACCAAATTAACACTTCTATCATCTTTATCCATGAATTGATTAGAAGGGAAGTGGAATTGATACCTTTCAATAGGTAATCCTGTTTGTGGTGATATCTTAGGGTCGTTTGGATTATACACAACATATAAAGGTCCATCCTTGATGTAGTTGTTAAACCAACTCAAACCAGGTGCGGAAGTACACCATCTTGTCTCTTGTTGATTACCACCATAGAAACATGCAGCTTCTTTACCTCTTTCACCTTTATCTTCAATTTTTACGACTTTCCATGTCTCACCATCATAACTTGAGTCAGCACCAGGGTGAACAGGAAGACTCTTTCTCTCAGCCTTTGTTGTTGTCGCCAACGTTAAATCAAAGTCCTTAACTGCATCATATAATGCATCTGTACTTAATTTATTAATATCTCTCTGTTCAACAGGAAGTCTACCCTTGAATCTATTAAACTTTTTCAAGTCATCCGTAACCTTATAAAGGTCTTCCATGAAACGGTCTTTCATGACCTTCACTTCTTGGTCATATCCATAATCACCAAATGCACGTTCTGTTGTTGGATTTAAATATTGTTTGATTAACCATGGTGTGTATTCACCAACTTTAACCTTTTCCAAGTCTTCTTTAGTTGCATTGTCCAAATCAACATTATTCAACCTTGATGTTGGGTCGGCATTAATAAGTTTGTAAAGCTCCTCTTTTTTCATTTTTGGAGCAATAACCTTTTCCCCTTTTTTCTTTGGTTTTACAAATTTGTCCATCAAGACTTCAAATCTTGATTGTTCTAAAATAATCTCCTTTAATACAGACGTGAATTTCATCTTTATATGTTTATCTATAAATACACAATAACTCAAGAAATATTAATAATTCATTATCAATAACTCTTCCCCCATGTTTTGGGTCTTACCTTTCTTAGCGGCAGCTGCTTTAACAAACTCTTTTTTAACCCATCTATATTGGTCTTCAGGAAACCACTGATGTAGTAATTCAAAATCATAATACGATAACGAAAACTTACCCGTCACATTATGTAATACGTTTGCAAGTCGTTCATGGTCCTCACGGTCAAAGTCATGATTTGAATAATAGTTCTCAGTCTTCCAATATGGTGGGTCCAAATAAATGTAGGTAGTTGGTGAATCATACTTAGTAATCACATCTGCAAAGTCCATGTTTTCAAAGTTAGTTATTCTAATAAACTTATCCAACCATTTTGGGTTGATTAGTTTGTCACGGAAGGTAAGATATTTGGACTTGTATTTACCCTTTAGGTCAATATAAGAACTTGATTCAGGTTTGGAACCACTAAAGACCTGAGTTAGAATATATGCATACTGTGCCGCTATCATATAATCAGGTGTCTTCAATTTTAAATCACTACTAAAAAGTGTTTGTTGGTAGTTCTTGAATAAAATTGGGTATAATTCAGGTGTTTTTTCAATACCAAATTCCTGACAGGGTATTGAGTTTATTGCCTTGAGTAGTTCTGTTGGGTTTTGAAGACAGTTAAATAGATTATGATTTAGTGGATTAAAATCATTATACACCACTGTCTTAAGATTTGGAAACTTACTCAAATCCATATTATAAAAACACCAAAACATTCCTCCGAATGTTTCTACATAGGTTTCCATGTCCTGTGGGTACTCCCCAACAATCCATTTACCTATCTTACTTTTTCCACCAATATATGATAACATATTTTAAAATATAAGAGATTTATTACTTTAATACAAATGTAGGTCATAATCACAACAAAGCAAGTTTCCAATGTTAAATTTTTCATCTGACTTGTCTTATGTGTGGTAAATGTTATATTTATGTTAAGAGAGTGTTAACACTTTCCATAAACCACAAACAATATTTACATATGAAAAAGTTATTTTTGGTTTTGATGATGGGATTAATTATGTTACCATCATTCGCTCAGGACGGGAAAGGAAAGAAGAAACACAGAAGAAACAACAATACAGAAGTTGTATCAGAAGTGCGACCAATTCACAGAGAACGTTGGGTTGAAAAAGATGGTGATAATTACGTGATAGTTTCACGAACAACCATTACTAAATCGGATTATTTAAAGATAAGAAACGCTCCAAGGTAATTACTTGTAGCAATTCTTGTAGGGTCTACAAGAAGCTTTTTGACTAAACCCCATGGAACCACATGGGGTTTTTTCACAATATGACTTATCATACTTTCTTGGTTTCTTGAACTTACTTTCTTCTTTAAGTTCATCACCAGACTTATAATTTTTAATATCTGTAGCAATTTCAATTACGGTTGAATATAACATCTTAAGGAATTCCCCCCACATTTCAGGGTTATTTGCCTTGAGAAGCATTAAAACTTGAATTACATGTGGTAACTCCTCACCTAAAGATTCTGATGAAATATCTAACAGAACATTTTTAGCAGTCTCGTCAGCTTCACCTTCAACAGCAAAATATTTCACTAAAGATTTTAAACTGTTCAATATTTCTTCCTTTGTTTTAACACCTAAAAGACTTTTATACTCATTGACAATCCCTTCTAAAATTTCGTTGGTGTATGCCCTGAATTCAAAGTCGTGCCCCCAATATTCATCACTACCAGCACTTTTATATTTCTCTATTTGTTTAGGGTTTAAATAAAGAGTTGTGTTCAAATCAATCATGTGTTGAATTTCGTGATAGATTACATTGTATAGGGACTTCTTATTTGGTATTAAAACTTTATCAGGATTGACAATCATAAAAAGATTATCCAAAGAACGTGGTTTGGTTTGGTCTTGTTGGAAAACAGCACCCTGTTCACTAAAGTCACTTAAATAATATACCGGTATATCAAACTCAGCACCTGATGGGTCATTGACATAAATCGTACCTTTCAACGGATTTTCATCATCCAAGTCTTCATAGTCTTTCCAAATAACATCAATAACATTTTTGATGTCGGATATGGTTCTTTGATTTAACTTAACTCTTTTGGAACCCTCGTTGATTGTTTTCATACAATCATAAATACCCTCAATTAGATTTCAAATCAGATTTGTTGAACTTAACTCTTAATTTAACATACATATCCCCTGTTGGATAACCTTTCCCTTTAAGTCTTAAAGGTTTGTTTGTATCAAATTCATTTGGTGACGGAATTTTAATATCACCATCAGGGTGTGGGATATGATATACATCATTTTTAAGCTCATCATAATTGAACTCTAAATTATAAATCAAATCATTACCCATCTTTTGAAACTCTTTTGTATTGTCCATAACCACTTGAATTATCAAATCACCATAGAAACCATATGAGAAATCACCCTTTTGAGAAATGCGTAGGAACTGCCCATCATCAACATTCTTTGGGATAGTAATTTTTATGGTTTCAAATTTTGGTTTGGTACCTACACCACTACATGAATTACAATATTTTGTTAGAATTGAACCTGTTGCGCCACAGTGTCCACATCCACGTCTAACAACTTGTTGTAAGAATCCTGAACCCATGACTTGAGTAGTGAATCCTTGACCTTGACAGTGATGACAAGTGACTCTATCACCACCATTACCCCCACAATCACCACACGGATGGTTTCGTTGGAAGTTTAAGTCTTTATCCATACCCTTATATGAATCTATCGGTGTGACGTTTAGTTTGACAATCTTATCGGCATTTTTTCTCGGACCTTGTGGTCTTTGACCCCCACTAAACATGTTTTTAAAGAAATCCTCAAATTCAGTTCCATTAAATGGGTTGTTTTTTTGGCTTAAGTAGTTATTCTTTTTAGTGGGGTCTGAAAGAACGTCGTAGGCTTCGGCTATTTCACGAAATTTTTCACCACCCTCAGGATTAACATCAGGATGGTATTGTTTAGACAATTTTCTATAAGCACGTTTAAGTTCTTCATCAGTGGCATTTTCCTGTACGCCTAATATTTCATAGTAATCTTTCATGTTAGTAAATCCAAAGTATCAAATAGTTCTTTTCAAAGATAAGGTTAAAAAAAAGATAATAAAGAAGTTTAACAATTTCAAAAATTGTGAAAACTTTTTTAATTTATTAATGGAAGAATCTGACAAAGTTATCTTCCCAAAACAAATTGAAGGTACTGTTGAATGTAAATTTGAATTGGGTATCCTACAAGATGGTTACAAGTCTGATATTCCACAATACACCACCGATGAATTTGGTAGAAATGTTAAAATACAATTGATTGATAATAAATGGGGACTAATTAAGGTGTCCGTATACAATCAAGAAGAAACGATTTACGACATTAAAAACAAAAAGAAGGTTACAGTAGCTCAATTAATTTCAAAACATCTAAATGGTGACGGTCTAAAAATGATTAACTCACTACACAATAAAGTTATCATACAAAAAGATGATAATTTTTCAGTATTCACAACTAAGTCACCATCTGAGACATCAAGATTACTTGATTGTCTTACCGAACACTTTATAAATTCGCAAAAGAAAGACTGTCTTATTGTAAAAGACACATCAACGGCTCAGAAAAAATACTTAATAGATTTTTTAAATAGTAATGGGTTTGATAAAAAACTACTTTACAGACAATACACTACTTTTCCTCGGTAGGTTCCTCAGGAGCTTCTTCAGAAACTTCCTTAGGAGTTTCCTCAACCTCTTTTTTCAACATGAAGTAAAACTCAACACCTGAGATATCAATCAAGAACTGTTTGTGATGTCTATCAATCTCCCTGAAATGACCTATGATTTTGTCGTATTCAGGTTTATCTAATTCAAAAACCATCATCCTATCATAATTTGGGAATAGGTCATTGATTGCGTCAGATAACAACGCTAATTTTTCTAATTCCCCCAAAGGAGCTTCTGTATTCTTTTCCATATTGAATTTTTCGGTTTTTGAAATAAATCAGTTTTTTTCATTTGAATGAGTTGTTGAGTAAATCTTTCCTTTTCCCTCATCAACTCAGCTTGGTCTTTTTGTTTTTCCTTATTCAGCCAGTCCAATAGTCTCTCCCTGTGGTTCATCTGTCTCAACATTTAAATTCGCAGTTTCATCAAAACCAATTGAAAGATTTTGTAAATGTTTTAAATCAGTTTTTTCAAACGTCTTTTTTAACTCTGCAACTACATTATGAAATAGTCTTTCTTTTTCTTCCCTTTCTCGGTTCAACTTAATCACCTTGAGAATCATCTCAACGTTTTTCTGAACAGTCTTTTCATCAAACTCACAAACAAAACTCATTCCTCTCCAACCTTCTTCCTTATAATCAAAAGGAACTACTTGAAATTCTGTTGTAGTACTCTTTGGCATTGACCAGTTAGCAGGAAATTTAACATCCAAACTAATATGGGTCTCAAGTCGTCTTATTGCGACGAAAAAATTTTCAAACTGATTTAATACTGTATAAAGTGTCATGTCCTAATAATATAAGTGATAATATAACTCAAGGAAAGTCCAAAAAACAAAAGGTCCCTACTGGAGAAATCAATTTCTTTCCCCAATAGGGTACCTATGAGTTTAATGAAATTTTTGAATAGGACCAACAAAGAAAAAATAAAAATAAATAAGAACAGTGTGTCCGTATTAAACATATTAGTCTTTTTTTGAATGTTCCAAAATTTCAGCTCTCAATTGTTGCAGTAAACTCTTAAGTTCTTGAGCAGATTTACGAGCTCTTGTACCAGCGCTCTTGTTACCTTTGTAGAACTTTTCTGAATCAACAGATAGAGTTTCACAAGCTTCCTTAATTTTTTGTAATGTTTCCATAAATTATTTTAAATTATTTTAAATTAAAAATAGTGGATTATGTTCTCTCGTCAATAGATTAACCAACATGAATTACTTTATTTTGTAATGTTTTGTATAATTCGGTTAAAATATCTAAATCAGATTTTGCGAACGGTTTATTTAAATCAAACAACTCCTCAATAAATTCAGGAATTGCCTCCCGATAATCAATTTGAGATTGTGAGTAAAAACTATCGTGAAAGAAATTCCACAAATATTCTTTGTGTTCACCATCGGAGTCAATTAATATATTTTCTTTTTCATAATCTTTTATCATTTTACTCCAACACCAATCAAAATGGTTCTTCTTATCGTGGCTGGATAATATTACTTTAGTTTCGTGACTTTCCTCACCAAAATAAGTATCAATTATTAAAATCGCCAAAGAATTGAATATATCACCAAAGAGTTCAACTCTTTCTGGTATGATGTTATGCACACTGAACCATATATCAACTTCACTGAATGGGAGTGGCTTGGACATCCAATTATAAAAATTCTCCATAGGGTCTCTATGGAGAATTTAATATAAAATTAAAATTATTAAAGATTATTGAGTTTTTTGGTTGTATCCAACGATATTCATCATTCTTGAAATCTGCTCATTCATAAGATTTGTTTTCTTATCTTCTTTAGATTCCAATTGTTTGAAAATCTTTTCGGATTTTTGAGAACCCTTTTTCAACTTCAAATCACCATCTTCAGTTGCTTCACCAGCTTGGTCTACAGGTTGAGGATATCTCTTATAAGATGCGTTCATTTGTTCTGCGCCATATACGTTATCCTTGAAGTTTTTATACATTTTTTCACCAAGTTCAGATGATACAACATTACCTAAGTCGTTACCGTCTTTATCTTTTGTTGCGTTTCCTGTTTTTGAAGAACCTTTCAAGTTAGCTTCAATCCACTCATCATTTGGTTTGATTTCATCATAAACCAAATTTGTTTGACCAGGGTAAGCAAACGCATCAATATACTCTTCAACAGCATCTGAAGGTTTGTAAGCCTTCTTGTCCATCTCTTTCATTTCACCGTTACCTTTTGGGAAATGTTTAGGTTCTGTGGTGTATCCTTCAACATTACTATCTTTAGACCATTTTTCAAGTTTTTCCTTAGTCGCCTTTAAACTCTCTTGGTTTGTATTTTTGTTTTGTTTAGATACTTTCTTTAAGTCAGTTTGAGCAGCAATTTTGTTTTGTTCCATAACAAGTCTTTCAATTAATTCAATAACTTCAGATTCTGTCATTTGAACACTCTCGTGTTTAGCTCCCTTGAATCCTCCGATGTTTTTAGCAAAATTAGCCATCTTAACAACTTTACTGTCATCTGACTTCATTGCTTTATCAATACATTTTTTAGTAACTTCACCATCTTTATCCAAACCTTCTTTTTTACACCAATCACCGAATTTACCTGAAGTACCTTTCTTTTCCATTTTCTTGGTTGCTTTTTGAATGAACTTTTCTTCTTTCTTTTCTTCACCAATCCACATGTGTGACGCATACTCATCATCCTCAAATTCGTCAAAGTCATCATGTTTCTTCATATCAACCTTCATTTCTTCTTTATCTTTCTTTGGGAATAATCTCGTATTTCTTTTTAGAGCATCTTTAACAAATTTAGATAAGAAATCGTGGTCATCACTTTTCTCAGGGAAAACCTGACCTTCTTTAACTTCATAAGTTTTACCGTCAACTTCAAAAGAGGATTTACCTTCTTCTTTAGCTTTTGCTAACGCTCCTGAAAATGCGTTACCTTCTTCAGTTTCTCCTTGTTCTTCCATTCTTTTTTTACGTAATTTCAATGGTCCCCATTTGTCACGATATGCGTTAAATATTCTTCTACCACTATCACTTTGGTCTCCACTTTGAAACCACCTTTGATTGCCAGCCTTTTCAGTAAATGAATCATAATCATCAAACTCTTCCTCGTCATAATCAAAATCAAAACCACCAGTGTACTCTCTATCCCTTTCATCAGTCCAATACTCTTTATCACCTCTGTTTTGACCTAAAAATTTACTTTCATTGAATTCTTTAGCAACTTTCTTTTCGTAATTGTATCCTACATTTTTAACCTTACCTACTTTTTTAGGACTGTCTGTTGAGAAATCTCCATAAGGTTCAACTTTTTCAATTTGGTCGTCACCCATAGTGTATTCTTTCATGTCTTTTTTAGTTCTTAATTTTTTGAAGTCAGCGGCGGTAATTTTACCTTTTGGCTCTGCAACATCAATTTTGTGTTGTTTACCATGTAACTTAGATTTTTTTTCAATCTCAGATACAAGATTGTCAACTTTTTTATTTAAAGTTTCATCAAGGACTTGTTTTACAACTTTATCCAAATATTTTTCAAATCTATCCATAACGGTCGTTTTAATCTATAAATATCTAAACTTATAGAATGATTACTTTTTCTTCTTTTTAAAATGATTATAAAGAATCCTTTTTATTATTTGTTCTTCAACACCCAATCTTGTACTCACATTTTTAATTGCCTCATCTAAAGATGACTTATTTTTGTAAACAACAGCACCAGCCCCTTGATTACAATATGGGAATGTTAAACACTTCTTTTTAACTTGAGCGAACTTGCCACCTTTGTAAATTGGTTTTTTACCACCTCTCCAATTCTTATCGTTTTTAGCAACAAATGCCGGTGTGGAATATTGACCTGAAGACGCTGTGGTGGTCGCTTCTGTAGCTTCAATTTTCTTTAAATTATCGTAATAATTTGGGTCTTCAAAAAGATGGTCTTTAGCAATTTCCATCGCAAAATCAACACTATTGGTGTGTTCCATTTCAACTTTGATACCTTTCATCAATTGACTCTTCAAATGTTTTAACATATCGTCAATATGGTTATACCCTTTCTTGTCGTGTTTTTTTGCAATGTCTTTTAATGTTTTGTTTTTTGAAAGACCTCCAGGTATTTTCTCCTCTTCTTTAGTTTCTTCCTTGGTGAATAATGGTGATGAAAATGCTCCCGCAGAAGCGGCTCCTGTAGCTTCAGTGGTTTCCTCATTTTCAGTCATTTCATCAGAATACTTATCTAAATCTGACACAACATCAATATCTTTTGATATTGTCGGGTCGTTTATGTAAGCCTTTTCAAGACTCTGTTTGAATAAATTAGATGATGATTTCATTTGATTATGCGTTCTTTAATCTTGGCTCCCAATAACTTCTATTCATCCACATAAATTGATAGAATTCTCGGAACATTCTAAGTGTAATATCTTTAATATCACCCTCAAGTTTACCTCGTTTAATTTCTTTAGCAATCTTATCAATTAACTTATCTTCAAATTGTTTTAATGTATTACTCTCCAAGAAACTTTTCATCTCTTTTCTAATTAATACTTCAACTTCTTTTACCTCTGAACTAGTTAGTGCCATAGTTATTTTGTTATGTATAAATAGGTTAATGTACCAATTAAAACTCCTGAAATTATATTAGTGAAAGTTCTTTTAGCTTTAATTCTCTTTAATTCTTTTTGGGTAAACTTGAGTTCTTTTTGATAAATCTCTATTTTCTTTCTTTCGTCTGATATAATCAAATTGTAATTCTCTTCTTTCAACTTCATTTTATCAATTACAGAATCTTTTAAAGAAACCATGTTCTCAAGTTCAATAATATGTTGATTAGACATTTTCAATTGAGCAAATGCTGAATCCCCCCTCAATAAATCAATCACTATTTGTTTTGCCACAGGGACTGACAAAACTATCTTTTGTGTATCAGTATAACTCTTTGTAACGGTCTGCGAAAAACATGTCGAGCTCAACATGACCATACTTAGAAGCATCACTAATTTTTTTACTAAACTCATTTCCTACTTGGGTTTTTGTTTCTTTTATGGTTTCAACTCTTGTCTCCACTACCTTTATTTCTTCATTTACTTTATCAATGTCTGATTGAATTAGTTGTTGGTTAAACTCAACCATTTCTATATGGGACTGTAAAGAATCAAGTTCTCTTTTACTTTCTTTTGATATCTTAACTACTGTTGTTATTTGTATCAAATACCAAAGTATCACTAAAACAAGAATAACCTTGAGAACATTTTTCAAGGTTAAATCTTTTTTATCAAATATTTGATTAGGACTAATCATAATCTTCAGGTGCTTGTTTTCTTGCTGCCAATACTTTAGACCACTTGGATTTAAACTTTTCATAAAAAGTCTTCAACTTATTAATCATCTCTAAAGTTGAATCGTCAATTTTTAACATGTCACCATTGATATAGATTCCACTGTCTTCCCCAATAGTATAAATGAACTCAACGTCACTGTCAATGATTTTACCTGACCATTCCACCGTGTTCGGATAAACATTCAATTGATTGAAATCAACCAAGTCAGATACTTCTTCAGTGAATTCATCAATGGTGTCTTGGAATGCAACTTTATCATCCGAAGTAATATCGGTTTCAGATTTTGTTTTACCATGAATCGCCATTATTGAACCAGAAATTTTATATCTCTGTACAAAATTAGTTTCTTCTTCCTCACCTCTGTTTTTTGGTTTTTCAATGGCGGTTTCAAATGTGTTATCATCAATACTTGCTTCAATGTCAGCTGCAACATTTATTGGCCCAAGTTTTTCGGCGTTAAGTTGTTCATTGATTAGTCTTGCTCTTTTGACTAAATCTTTAATAGAGTCATACCTCTCGTTCATATAATTGTTCATTTTCTAGTTCTTTTTTAAAGGTATCAAAATCAAATGCAGGACTAACATCTGTATATCTTTGATGGTAATTACTTCTTGTTGTTACACCTTGAAATAATTCTATACCGTCAACTTTTACATTGTGTCCCACGAATTTATTAGGAATTTCCAAATCTTTACACAACGTCTTACATAACTGAGCTGTTTTAATAATCTGCTCGTTTGTATATGGTTGCCAAAAATTATAATCTCTCCATTTTTTTTCGTAAACCTCTTGTTTATAAATATTACCAAACCAATTAAGGTAAAAAGATGATAATGGTTTTTTATTTAACCAACCCAAATTTTCAAGGACAATTGAAATCCCCCCACTTTTCATTGAATTTTCTGAAAAGAATTCTGAACTGTATTTCGGATTTAACAACTCATAAATTACACCTTCCTGTGAAATTACATAGTTAGGTATCTTTTTATACTTACCATTATACCTAAATTTAAGAGAGGTCAAGTATTCACCGACCTCCCTTGAAGTATGACAAAGAATTATTTGTCTTTTTTTCTTGGGTTTACCAAACCCTTTAAAATTACCATATTTGATAATATCAACCATTTCTACCAGTATATCTTAATACTTTTTTCTCAGGTTGTGTAATGTTTTCATCTTCTTCCTCTGTTAATACAGAAAACTTATTGGATGTGATATGTTGTAATACATCCTCAAGTTTTTCTAAATCTTCAGGTGTTGGGTTAATTTTTTCAGGTTCTTCATTCAATAATTCACCTTCCTTCTTACCAGCATCTTTAGAAATTTTCTCAATATCAACATCTTCTATTGGGTTAACATTGTTTTTTCCTGACTCTTCAAACTTGACTAACATATGTAGGAATGATAATGAAATAAGTGGTAACATACCACCGGAAAACAACGCTAAGAATCTTTTATGTGAAACCATACTACCTGATTCAACACCAATATAAGAAACTATTGGGTCAACCATCTCTACCCAACTTTGGAATGACGCTGAGTTAATATCTATGTACTGATAAGCAAAGAAGATATTACCTAAGAACTGAATTAACGTAACAATACCAAATGGGAAATATACTTTATTTCCCATCTGTGCCGATATTGCCGCAAGAGCCGCTAATGCCGCAATTTCAATACCAACTGACAAATATATTGCCCAACTAATTGGGTTTGTTATACCATACCAAGTTGTTACGTGAGATATTGAAACAAACGCAACTGTTAATATTGGTACTAAAAACGCAATATAGATTATGGTTTTAAATTTTTTCTGAAACCAATTCATTTATTTATTTTTTGCTTTTTAATGCGTTTACTGAAATCTTTTCTTTGTCTGAAATTTCTTCAATTCTAAGACTTTCCCACATTACGGTGGTTTCAAAAACATTTTGAACGTCTTGCTTAGTCATCAATGAATCTTCAAGAACTTGAACTCTCTTACCTAATTTAGATAGTTCTCTTGAGTCCCCACAACTTTTGAATAAACCTAATACTGCAATCACTAAAACGATTACGGTGAAGTTCTTTTTGATAAATTCTTTCATAGTTTTTTTATTAATAAATATTATAGATACTCAAACAGGTCGTTGGACTCATTACGGAGTTTACGCAATGCCTTTTCCTTGATTTGTCGTACACGTTCTTTTGTCAATTTGAAGTCATTACCAATATCCTCTAAAGTTCTTGTTTGACCTGACAAACCAAAGTAATCTTCAATAATAATTTTTTCTCTATCATCCAAGATTCCCAAAATTTCTTTTAATTTCTCTTTGAGTATTTCCTTTGTGTCAAATACTGAGTCAGGTAATTCCGCATCAGGATTCTTAATCAAATCCAATAACGTATCACCTTCTTCATTTAGAGGTGCATCATAATTTATTGTCGTTGGGAGATTAACAAATTTATCAGGTAAATCCGCTCCGTTTTTTTCAATTTCTTTCTTGGCCTTCTGAAGTTCTTGTACGACGTTAACCGGAAGTCGGATAGTACGAGCATTTTCATTCAAAGATTGAAGAATTGATTGACGAATCCACCAAACTGCGTATGAAATAAAACGTAGTTCTTTAGTCCAATCAAAATTCTTAACCGCCTTTAATAGTCCCAAATTACCCTCAGCAATCAAATCTGATAATTCAAGACCTTGGTTTTGATACTGTTTAGCAACAGTTATAACAAATCTCAAATTACCAATTAAAAGTTCCTGTTCAATTTGTTTCTTTTCTGATTCTGTAATATTATCCGATAGGATTTTTTGAGCTAATGTACGCTCTCTCTCAACTGTCATAACTTTAATCTTGCGAATATCTTTAAGATATGTCGCAATTTCTTCTTGATTAATTGGGATTGTAGATAGTTTGTCTTTCATGTTATTTAGATAGTTTTTGTAGTAATTTTTTTTCGTTTTCAGTTAAAGAGTTAAGACCAAATTCTGTGATTTTATCCAATAGGTCATCCAAAGATAGTGTATTCTTTTTAGATTTTTGAATAATTGTTTTAATTTCATCCTCATCATCATCGTCATCATCCTCTTCCATCATGTCCATCATCTCCTGTTGTAGTTTTTCAAAACCACTATACATTTTAACAGTATCGGGTTGAACATTGGAGTTTTCAATCTCTTGTTCTAAATCCGTTAAATGACTTACAAAGTCATTATCGGCAAGTATGGTAACATTTTCCGAAGGTGAGACTATAACCATATCAACTTGATTATTTAAAACATCTTTAATGTAACTAGTGATATAGTCTAAATCCCAGTCAGATTCAAAATGTGATATAATAAAAGTATCTGATTTTGAAATTTTCAACTCTTTTGAGCTAACCATAGGTGCGAGACAAATATTAATTGCCCTAACTTTATCACTGTCTTGGAAATCACCAAACATTGTAATTAAATAATTCATATGTCTTTTTATTTACCACAAAGGTAATACCAAAACGTCACTATTTCCAAACCTACTTGTGAAAAATCCAACAATTATCCATAATCATCTTGTCAGGAAACTTTTCATCTACCGCCCTAACTACACCTGGCCAGTCATTTTCATAGTCATGTCCGGCCAACAATCCACCCTTCTTAACTTTTGGTAACCAAAGTTCAATGTCCTGTTTGACAGATTCATAGGTATGTGTTAAATCTATAAAAACAACATCAAGACTTTCATCTTCAAATTGATTCACAACTTCAGATGAAAGTCCACGGATAGATTTGTAACTTCTTTCCCCCATGTTTTTTTTGAAAACTTCATAGATATCAACTTGGGTTGCCAATTGGTGTGTTGATGTTAATTCGTTGGGAGAACCTTTCCACGAATCAATTATAATTACATTCCTATCAACAGCATAGTCTACCAAATATGATGACGATTTACCTAACCATGCGCCAAGTTCAACAATAGTTCCACCTTCAGGACAGTTCTCAATCAGGTAATCATATGTTGTTAAATGGTTGAACCAACCTTGTATATCTTTGTAAGTTTTCATTATTGTATTACTTTAGATATATTTTCTTCTTTCTTAATCCTCACAACACTATCCGCCCAATTAGTAACCAAGGGATTGTGAGTAATAACAAATATTTTTTCAAAGTATTCTTTAATCTTACCGAAGAATTCACCAACAAGTTCAAGGTTGTCGTTTGAAATTTTTCCAAACACCTCATCCCAAACAATGATATTTGGTTTTGGTAATGAACATATCTTGCTCAACACGGCTCTCAGTGCCATGCTCGCAATTGTTCTTTCATAACCTGAACCTGATGACATCAACTTTTCAATACCTGTTGAATTGTCAATCATGATAAACTCAACTTCATTCTTGTCGTTGATTCTAATCTCCAAATTAAAGTAACAAGAATCTTGTAACAATCTTTGAAGTTCTTGATTAATCAATGGCATCATGGTTTTCATGATGATTTTTGAAATACCGTTCTTACCAAACAATTCCAAGTAGATTTTATAAATCTTTTCCTTCTCAAATTCAACTTTAATCTTTTCAATTATTTCAGAATTTGTTTGAATCTTGGCCGTTGCTGAATTAATATCATTGCTGTTATTGGTTTGAGCCCTTTCAAGTTCTCTCTTTCGGTTAATCAATTCATCAATACGTAATTGAGCCTTAATAATCTTTGCCTCAAGTTCTTGGTTCTTCTTAATCTTTTCTTGAGACTCAATATATCTTTTAAGCACATCTTGTTTTTTCTCAAGTTTAAGTTTTTCAGCTTCTAATCCAACCTCAAATTTTTCCTTGATAAGTTTGTTACGTTCATACTCATCAAAGTCTTTTTTGAGTTGTGTATAGGATTTTTCTTTGGAGTCAAGGTCTTTCCATTGTTTTGATAACTTATCAACCTTCTTCTCCCAATCACTTAATTCATCAATCTTTTTCTTTGTCAACGCGGCCTCCATCAATTTGATTCCACAGTGCTCACATTGAATTCCATCTCCAAACTTCTTAACCAATTCTTCAATATCTTCAACTTTTTTCTGAGCAAGAATGAGTTCACCGTTTGTGGTTTTCATCCCATCTTTAATCTCATCATGTTTGTCCTCATGATAGTATGATGTGGGTTCCTTAATAATAACACCATTGATTTGGATTTTAATTTTTTCACATTCCCTTTCTGAGTTTGAAATTTCACTCTGTATGTTGATTGGATTTAAACCCAAAAGCTCTTTGTCTATGTCAGAGTATTTCGCATTTAACAAACCGTCTTTATATTCTTGGCCAGTTGATAATCTTTCGGTAACATCAACAATTTCCTTTTCAACATCAACATTAGTCTGTTGAAGGGTGATGATTTTTTCTTTCAACAAATCAATATCACCCTTTAATGTCTCAGTATTGTAGACGTTAGACATCATACTTTTGGTAAAGGTAGAAACAATTTCTTTACCCGTTTCTTCCTTTATTTTCAAGAATTCAAGACCCATAAACCTACTCAGGACTTGTCCACGAGCAGTTGGTTTAGAATCAATGAGTTCCTCCAAATTAGTAGATGTTGTTAAAATAGTCATCAAAAAGTCATCCATCTCACCAATAGAATTCTTAATAAACTTCTCAGTTTCTCTTCTTTGTTCTCCTGTGAAGTTTTGGTAAGAACCATCCCCCAATTTTTTTAAGAAGTCCAATTCAGTTTTGACATTCCAATCACCAGACTTAGACTTCTTTCTTTCAATTGTACGAGATACCACATACTCATCACCATCAATAACGATGTCACCCCTAACCTGTACTTTGTTAGAGTCACGAAACCTATTGAAAATTTCTTCCGATTTCTGTGTTTTAGTTGTGGTGTTAAAGAATAGGAACATCAATAAGTCCACAGTTAAAACTGTTTTACCACCAAAGTTCGGTGGGTCTGATTCCACAACAGTTATACCGTTACACTTCTCAAAGTCCAACACTTGATTGTCACCATAACTCAAAAAGTTAGAGAAGTGAATCTTCTTAATATACCATTTTTGAAATGGTGTAACCTCAACATTCTGTTGAATTAACTTATTCTCAACCGCCTCATCAATCTTTACGATGTCATCATACTTGTCACCACTACCCTTACTCTCCAAGAAAGATTTCATCAACTCACGTTGATAGTTCTTATCCATAATGTTAAATGAAACATCCACAGTTTGTTGTCCTGTTTCAGTTTGTTTTGACTTGGTAATGACATTAACATTTAATGAATTGTATTTCTTTTGGAAATAAGTCTTCACACTCTTGATTCTCTCTTGAGTGAGGTTTTCAGGTGCGTCTTCCCAAACAACCTGAACGTAGGGATTTTCGTATTCTTCTAATTTTATTCTTTCTGACATAGTAGTTAAATCGTAATTAATTGGTGGATTAAATAAGTCCATAACATTATTGTCCTGACATCACAAATCCTGTGTTTTCTTCTGTGGTACCTGTTGAAGCCTGTTCTCTTAGGTCTTCCAAATACTTTTTCAATTGCTCATTGTAAAGTTTTTCATAGGTACGTTGAGCACCTTTGATTTTTTGGTTGCGAGCAGCAACTTTTTTCCTGTGTTCTTTTTCTCTTTTTCCCATTTTATTTTTTGTTTTCAAACCATTCAATGATTGAGTTCACCGCCCATACGCCTCCTGAAGCTAATAGTCCGTCAAAGAACCATGAAATCCATGTTGGCATGTCATACAAGAAACTTGTAGGTGAAAATACGGTTAGACCCAAGAAGAATCCAACCCATGTTGATGTACACATCATACAAGAGATAAGACCTGAGACGAATTTCAAAATTGGTGAAAGTTCCGCCCAAGCGTGAATCCATTGTCTTTGTGTGTCAAAGATAGAACCGTAAACCAAAATTTGGCTCAGTCCATACGCTAAAATAATCCAAGTGAATATTATCATAATTTATTTATAAAGTTTATTGTCCAAGTTAGAACCTTTTAAATATAAGGCTTTTTGGTCTTGTTGTAACTTGTTTAGTTCGTTAATTTTACTTTTTAATTCAGAAATTTCAACATCTCTATCAATTACTTGTTGCCGAATTTTTTGTAAGGTATCTTGAAGTTTATTTGTGTTATCAGGTTTGTCTGTTTTTTGTTTAAGTTCATCTAAAGAATGTCTAAGTTCATCTAGTTCTTCAACCTTTTTAGACATTCTATTTTGGAAAATATTCTCGTTTTCAGTGGTTATAGTGGAAAATTTTTGTCTTAATGACTCAATTTCACTCTCTTTAGTGGAAAATTTTTGTCTAAGTTCATCTAGTTCTAAACTACTTTTAGACATTTCAGTTTCCAACTGTTGTATTTTTGACAACAGTTCGTTTACCTCTTTATCATCAGTCACATAGACTTCCCGTTCAACTACTCGGTCTACCGGAATTTCTTTGATGACTTCCTTGATAACAACTTTCTCAACCGGTATTTCTTTAGTAATTTCAACAATCTTTTCAACCACTTTTTCAACCGGAACTTCTTTGATGATTTCTTTTTCAACTATAATTTCAATTATTTTTTCAACCTCTCTAATAACCTCAACGGGCACTTCCACTCGTATTTCTTTTATTACCTCTTTTTCCACCCATTTTTCTTGAACTCCGCCCGTTTTACTCAACAATCCATACTTTTCAATATGGTAACCTTGTTTGAATGAATCCTTTATTAAAGTATCAATATCCAAACCATTTAGAGCACAGAAGGATTCTAAGTCTTTTAACTCTTCCTTAGTTAATACTATCCCCTTCTCTACCCCAAAACTCATTATACGTTTGCCAATTTTTCCTTACCTGTCTCTAAGTCCTCATAAGAAGATATCTTGAAAGACAAGAAAGGTTTTGGGTTTGGTAAATCAATGAAAATGTATTTGTCCTCCAAAACATCATAAATACCGTACCCATGTTTGTCTAACGTTTCCCCAAAGTTTTGTTGAATCGTTGAACCAACCATGTAAGCTTTCTTTTTGCCGGGAATATCAAATACCTGACGTTTATGGATGTCACCACATAGAACCAAATCCAAACCTGAGAAATTATTACTATCAAACCCATCTTCAAATTTGTAACCAATGTCTGTTGAAAGCCCGATAACAGGTCCATGAAATAATCCAATCTTAACCCTATCAGTTTGAGGAATCTCAGGTTTAATGTTGTGGTCCATAAGCGAATAAACCACCCACTCAATGTTCTCATCTTCGTAAGAACCTCTGTTTTTATAGTAGACAATGTTTTCATTTTTAAGTGAATCAATAATTGGTGACAAAGCATCCAACCTTGATTGGTTATTTTCAAGGAAGTCGTGGTTACCAATAATTAGAACGGTTTTAGTAATTGATGCACATTCGGTTAAAATCCAAGCAACAAACTCTACCAATTCAGGTGTCATTTGATTCTTAGAATGTACCAAATCACCAGTGAAAACAATACGGTCAGGTTTCAACGCTTTCCACTCACTTAAAGCTTGTGTCAAGATTTGTTTATACAAGTCGTGGTCTTTGAATAGACGCACGTGTAAATCCGAAAAGTGAACTAATCTTTTTATCATTCGGGCATTGCAAATTCTGAGTTTATGTGACCACAACTGTCACACTTATAGATTGGGAACGGAACAATTCCGTCGTTCATTGAACCAGTCATAAGTTTAGACACTTTTTTGAATTGGAATGCTTCAACAAAAGTGGTGTTTTCACACTGTTCACAATTAAGTGTTTCAGCGTCTTTTAGATTTATAGTTAATTTTTGTTCCATATTATTAGAAATTTTCAATTTTTGTTATCATTTGTTTCATAACTCGTTCAATCATATTGATAACGTCATCTTGGTTATCACCATCGTGTCGTTTTACGATTTTCAAATCTTGTTTAAGTTCTTCCAAATCCAAGTTTTTAATAAGTCCAATCTTCTTATCAACGTTGTTCTTAGCTTTACGATATTGGAACTTGTTAAGTGCTTCAACACGATACATAAACATGAACTTAGTTAAGTCTTCATAATCCCACCCATTTTTGTTAACCAAGTTATCTTCAATAGAGTTGTCTACCTGATTGTAAATTTGAACAGTACCACCAAGGGGATTTTGAGTTTCTTCAGTAAAGAACGCCAACTTATTATAGTTACTATTCTTTTGCTCACCTTTTCTAATTAGATATGCCAAGAAACCATTTTTGGTATATCTGGCAAAAGAAAAATTATCAGTTTTTGCCGCGGTACACCACCTCGTATTAGAACCGTATTTCAAGGAACCTGTTCTAGTTAGAGGTTCTAAAAACAAATATTTTTTATCCTCATAGAGAACTCGTATGTGTTCATCACGATTGAACTCAGAATCAAATTTTTTTTCTTTAGCAGTTTCAACAACATACAATAATGTTTCCAAAGATTTGTATTTCATGTCATACAAATCTTTTTCTTCAATCAAATGAATGTGTGATTCAAAATCTTTTACCGCTTCAATAATATCTTTACTACTGTAGGTTAAATTTTCCATTTTTCTAATAACCCACATACTACAAAAGTATTTTAAATACTTCGTGGTTTGAGTATTGTCCGCATTGGAAAACTTATTAAACATCGCCTTTCCAATCTGCGTTTCATATTGTTGTCTTAATTCATCTCTTTTAGACATAATTTGATTTTTTAAAAAATATACAAAACTTTTTTTTACTTACCAAGTATAGTTTTCATATCCATGTTCATAATAGTTGACATAATATCTTTTGGAACTCGGAACTCTTGATAGGTCTCATCGTCTTTGAGTAATACTACAATACATCCCAATAGTTTGATGTTCTCATATTTTGTCCCTTCCAACATCTTAACCAATAACTTACCGTAAAAAGGTAGTTGAAGATAGTAGTGACCCAATGCGTTGTTTGGGTATGAATCAAACGGAGCGTACATTGATTTTGTAAACCTATTGGTTTCAAAGTTTTTTTCTTTGTTTGTCTTCCAATCCGTAATTAACAAACCAAACTCATCACCTTTAGCATTCACAGTCAACCATACCTTATCGGGTTGTCCTGTATAACCCAACTCAGGATGACCCAATACCATTTCCGTATCTAACAAAGCCAAACCTCGTTGTTCTGACAAATCAAGGTAATGTTTACCAGCACGAATCATGGAGTCACTTTTCGCTTGAGCAAAAATGTCACACTCAAAAACAGGTTGACGAACTTCCTTATAACCCCCATTTCGGGCAATGGTCTCAGTTTCCAAATGAAAGTGGGTTCTACTTCCCAAGTTGGTGGATTCAAGCCCAAGTTGTTTCCACTCTTCCATCAAACGTTCGGCTTCAATGTAGTCACCACCCGACTTTTTAAATGCAGCCTCTTCAGTTGGGAACTCATCATAAAACTTCTTCAACACCTTTGATACTGATGGAAAGTTATCACGGACGTTACCATCCAAATCTTTCATCAAGTATTTGTGCTCATCTTCAAAGAACTCTAATCCAAATTCTTCTCGTTTCTTCTCAATAATCAAACGGATGTCTTCCGCAGTCTCGTTTAGGTTTATCATTTTATTTCGTAGTAGTATTCGTCAATCTTGCCTTTTAAGTCACATACGTCCTTATCCTTCGGCAATTTAAGGATTTTAATTCTATTATACAAGCGTCCACCGTTTAAGTTGTGATAGACTCTAAGTGCGTTTTCCCAAGCGTCACCATCCAAACAAATGTGGATATCACCCTGAACTTTTTCATATAGGGTGGTAAACAAATTCTCAGATAACATCTTTCCTAACATAGGGATTGGGTTGGGTAAAAAGAAACCGTCAAATACACCTTCACAAAGATACACATCTTTTGTCCAATCTATTCTACTTTCATTAAAAATAATTTCATCTTTTGGAACTGATGGGTTTTTATATTTCATTTTCTTCGGTGTCCACGCTCGGGCAACAAAGTAATTCAGTTTACCTTCCATGTCATATGACGGAACAATAATCCTGTAGGCGTAATCACCGGTGACTGTATATCCAATGTCGTATTTCTGAATTATATCATCAGTGATACCACGAGAATAAAGATAGGTAATCGCCTCACGGTGTGGTATGAACCTTATGTTAGAGTCTTCAAACTTTTTATAACCTTCAGGTAGTCGTGCCCATACTTTTGGTTTTTCTCTAACAAACTCTTCAGGTGGACGGATAAGTTCGTATGTCTTCTTTTGTTGTTTGGTCCCAAAATGGTCAAGTAACTTACCGAGGGGTCCTTGGGTTCCGTTAGTTTCGGAACAAGCCCAACATTTGTAAACCCCTCGGATGTAATTGATTTCCAAGTTACCCTTACCATCAGACTCAAGACCCTTTTCTTGGGCACATACGGGACAGTCAAAAGATATCTGTCCCTTTGACTCATAGTGTTGTTTCTCATTACCCAATACGTCAATGAGAAGTTCTACTATTACGTCGTTTTCTTGAGTCATCATTCAAAGATAGTAAAGTTTACCATCAATTCCAAATAATATTTTTGATTTTGAAAGAACCGTAATGTTTTACGTTCAAACCAACTAGCTCACAAAATGACTCTACAGAATCTTCAAGTTTCCTTCTGAAGAATTTATTCAGTTTAACCTTGGATATACCTGATTTAGTGAGAATATCATTATTCAACCATTCAGATTTTCCACCTACACTAGCATAAATTTTACCTTGAAAAATAACATCTACTTCGTGAAAGTAAGGGGCCCAACTGTAATCAGTTTTGTACTTACGAATTTTTTTGAATTTAAGTACACCGTCAAGTTGATTATTAGAAACCAAAACACCTTTTTTACTCAATTTTTGGACTATGGTGTTGAGTTTTGGGTCTTTGATGAGTTCCTTTTCCATACCTCAAAGGTATGACAAGTTTTTTAAACTACCAAATTTTTTCTGTATTCATATACCCAAGAACACAAGTATATGAATCACTCATATCAAAGTTTTCCTTCTTAAGTGTATTGTTCTTAGTATAGAGCCAAGTAATTTGTGGTTCTTTCTTAGCAACTTGTTGCCAAATGATTTCTTTCTTGTCGGCGTTTTTGGGATACCCACCAAATAAAACAAACTTGTTCTTATCGTTCTTTTGAACCAATTCAGGAAATGCAGCCTTACGAGCGTTGTACGTTGAAATAAGTTCAGGTATAACACCCAACACATCCCACACCTCTTTACAGATTAGAGTGTTGTATCTCATAAGAGTTCCTACAGTATAAACATTATTTGAGTTCAACAATGGTTCCTCAATAATAACTTTTGTAATACCCAAATCTTTATATTCAATTAATTTTTGACGAAAAATTTCACTCTTACGAATTAGTTCCTCAATCTTATTTTCACTCTTTGGTTTTGGTACCGGTGATACGTGAGTTAATTCCAATAATTGTTGGGATGGTATATCAAAAAGTGCAATACCGATTGTTTTAGTACTCACATCTAAACCAAGTACTTTTGGTGTGTTTTGGAATTTTGTCATATTAAAAGTCTAACTTCACCACAAACTGTTGAATACCCTGTCTTTTAACAGGAGATTGTAGCTTAGAAATAACTATAAGGTCTTTGGCGGAATCGTAAAGTCCAATTTCCGTAATATAGGGATTTGTACCAAATACATACGATGGATTTGATGAAGAAGTAAACTGATTTTGCCCCAAATTAATCAAATACTTCATTTCATAAATGGTTGCTTGAATATCTGTTTCTAAATTACCATAGAAGAAATACTCATCACCAAAGTTCAAAACATTTGGTTCATTTAACTCAGGTAAGTCAATATAATTCGCCAAGTTGTAAGTTGTTGCTCCTGTGTAATCTTCAAGTGATACTTGGAACACTTGACCTGTTACTCCACTCACAGGAATAAATCCATTAACCAAAGTTATCTGACTTGTTACATCAATTTCTTTCCATGCGGTAGCACTTGGTTTTGTGTCACCCGATATTTTTTGAACCAACAACTTCATTGAAGTTGCAGTAAATCCTGTTAGTGGGTCTTCACCCATAAATGGAAACTCATCTCCGAATCTAACGGCAACATTCTGTGAAATTGTACCAACAGTTTTAATAGGTCCTGAAATCTTAGAGTAGTAATTACAATGTAATGAGTCTGTGAATCCTGTAGTATCAAATCTATATGTTAACCATAATTTATCAGCCTCATTATCCAATATACCTGTAGATGTCTCATCAGTGAAACAAGAGTTTGGTGTTAATAAACTTAATTGTGGTGCAGGTAATGTCCAGTTTCTATTTGCTTTGTATGACATTGCAGCAATAACTTCCTCATCATCAATAATCACAATTTCTTGGTCAGGGAAGACTTTACCAATACGATTCAAATTACCATTAGCATTGGCATTTAAATCATATAAATGATAGTATCTAATACCCGGGTCATTCATGTCAGCATTCTCAGTTGACTTTATGTATTGAGGATAACACAAGTCATAACCTGGAGGGTCAATATAAAACACTTCACCAATTGTAGTTCCTGTGGTTTTGTGCCACATCAATGTAGGAATTGTCAATTTAAAACTTCTTGCTAATCCTGGGTCAGTTGTTGGATTCTGTGGGTCAAATGGATTTGTCGCAAATTTCTCACCATAAACATTATCAATAGATTGATTTGTGTAGTGAATAATTGCAATGGCTTTTTGTTCTCTTGGTTCAACAATAATCTTATCATTAAATGAATTGTAATAGAACGTAGAACTTGTATCAGTTTGACCACTATTTTGTTGGTAACCCAAATATTCTTTAGTTCCAATATAATCCACCGAACCATAATATGGATATGATTCATAAAGGTTTGAGAATACACCTGCAGGGCTTTCACTCCATGGAATATTCATATTCCAAATAGGTGTTATCTCACGTTGGGATACATCACACGGACTTTCAAAATTAAATGAATCGTTTTGCCAATAAGGTGCCGGTGTTACAGTATCATACAACTGAGTCATTCCTGAAGGGTAAATTAATACTCTACCAATGGTTCCACCAGGTAAACTTGAATAATCAGGTACCGGCCTATCCAAAGTCAAATTCCAAGTTGTTGTTCCTGTAGTTCCTGTTGTAGGGTTTAAACTAAGAATTTGATAAGTTAAAATTGGTGATGTTGTAAACTCACCTGTATTACTACCATTACCATCCAAATACATAACGATGATATCACCAATACTTGGTGTTCCTGATGTGGTCGCCGCAAAGTCATAATTGATAGTTACACCACTTGTTTGACCCGTTAAGGTTCCCATATCAACAATATAATTTGATGTTACGGTATAGGCTGATGAAGTTTGTGCTGAGAAGGGATATGAGGAACCTGTGAAAAATCCTAAAGGCGATTGTGAATTGTAAATAGGTTCAACTTGAGCATCCATGAATGGAATACCATATGTGTTACCTGAAGTACCATCAACATATAACGGATATTTAATATTTTGTTTGTTTGATTGTGGTGAACCGGTATCATTTTGAGCATTAAATGCCGGCATTAAAATACTGTTATTTGTTAAATTATAATTCGGTACTGCAGTATAATTAACCTCACTATCACCGATTGAAAAATATGATACTACGAAATTACCCTGCGATATATTTCTTCTACCAACATCAGTGATTCTTGTGTTGATTAACCCCGCGGTATTTTTGATAATGTATGCCATCTATATTAAATACTTATAAAGAAATTTTATACCCCACCACCAGCTTGATTAGCCCCAAGAGTGTGTTGCATTATTGCAGTTCCTTCACTACTTACAACAGCACAACATATACATCCTGATATAGACTGATTGGTTGTTGATACTGTAATATTTTGTTTAAGGACAGTTGCACATCCCTGAACAATTCTTGGGAGAGTAACTTCCATATCAGATACTGATGTACCACTCACAACATCGTTATAACCCATTGTAATTGTTGTATAGGTTGAAATATCAACGGTTTGTGTTTGAGTATTTGGTGAACAATATGGTCTATTAGTTGTTGATGAACTTGATACTGGTGTGGTTGTTAATGTTGCGTTGTTTTTCTTAACTACATTTGTATAATCAATTATACCGTCACCAGGTCTCTGAACCAATTGGTCATTATTAATTAATAAATCAAATGTAATTTGTGTACCTTGTGGGATTGGTGGTATAATATTAACCTTCCAAGTCATTGACTCTTGATTTACTCCAATTGGATTTGATAGTTTTTGAATTCCAATACTATAAGTTGTTGTCAATCCTTGGTTTGCCACAGTTGTTACTTGTGAGTATTCGTCACCGTTACTGTCTTTAACAACCACACTATAACTTCCACCACATAAATTGGAGAAGATATTTGAACTTTGGAATGTTGTTCCATTGTTAATTGAATATTGGTATGGTGCGGTTCCACCTATTGGATTTATAAGGATTGAACCGTTACAAACATTTTCACAGTTTGCCAAACTTGTTAAGATTTGAGCTGATAAGAACACGGCAGTTGAACAAGATTCATCCTGAACACTTACTGTTGCAGGGATTTCAGAACCAACTGAATACCAACCACTCAATGGTGGTACTGTTGGTGATTGTGAGTTAAGTGTTCCACCATATGCTGTGTATCCACTCGTTACCCACACACCTTGATTTGGGTTCCAAATAACATTATATCCTGAACCATTAGTCCAAGATGGTTTGCCATTAACAACACCATTTGGTGTAAACTCAATTTGAACAGGAACTTGTTCTTGCCAAATAATATTAAAACACAAAGTAGGATAAACTGGTGAAGGTGTTGGTGTCATGGTTGGTGTTAATGTTGGTGTTGGAGTTGGTGACGGAACTATCATTGAACATGTAGTTGTTGCCGTAAAATCTTTATAGTAATCAACAACAGTTACCGTATAGTCTCCACCACCTAAATTAAATAGGTATGGTGTTTTTTGTCCACCCTCCCAAGTAATATTATAAGGAGCAGTTCCACCTGTTATTCTCAAATACAATTTTCCATCGTAACTTGTTGAAGACGATGGGTTGGTTCCATAACATTCAACCCCAAGTGGAAACAATGTAATTACATCACAATTGTTTGCCAATTTTGTGAAGGATTGATTACTTGGAGTAATCGTTGGAGTAGGTGTTAAAGTTGGTGTGGGTGTTGGTGTCTTTGTATTTGTCGGTGTTGGCGTAAGAGTATTTGTTGCCGTTATTGAAGGTGTCGGTGTTGGTGTTACACAAGACGTTGACGCTGGTACCCCCAATTTAACAACACCGTTGTATGGCTTTGTGTAATCAAAAATAATTGCGGTTTCTTCTCCGTTCCCTTCTTGGAACACTCCACAACAATCATAATAATAATATTGTCCTGTGGTATAACCTGAACCACAAACTATTGATGTTGGTGTGGGTGTGTGGTTTGGAGTTCTTGTTGGGAATGGACTTGGGGTAAAAGAAGGTTCAGGAGTATCCTCACAAGGATAAAGTAATATACCCTCAAAATTAATATAACCTGTTCCACCATTTTCAATATAAACATCCTCAGAATCTGAGTAAGCACCGCTTTCTTGACAACCACAAACACTGTAAAAATTACCAGGTTGGACTGTTGCACTTTGTAATGTTGTACCATCGTTGCAGGAGTATGAGTAAAAAATCTGAGGTAAATCAGATTCGTTCCACACCATCCATCTAATACAAGTAGTACAAGCCATCAGGGACAAATAATAAAGTCAATTATGATTCCTGTTGAATCTATTTGTACCGCATATGTACTAGCACCAAATGTCATTTTTCTCCACCTATTAATTTGATTTACCGGATTGTATAAAATACCTCCAAGATTTGTTGAATAAACCTCTACACCCAATACAGGTATTGTTGGTGTATCAACATAATAAGTATAGTATTGAGTTACCAAAAGTGAATCATCACAAACACCTGAATAACCAACATATAGATTAGCACCTATGGTGTGTCCATATACAAGTGGTGTTGGAGTTGGGGTTGGCGTTTTAGTTGGTGTTGGAGTTGGTGATGCAGCAATACTTGTTGATACCGATGGAGTTACTGTTGGAGTAACAGTTTTTGTTGGCGTGGGTGTTGGAGTCTTTGAAGACGTAGGTGTCATTGTTGGTGTTGGGGTAGGTGTTATCGCTACCGTGTGGTAAATAATACAACCAGCAACATCTACAATTTTGATTGTAAAATTTTCTGTGGCATATGTGTCATCAACTTCAAACACATACGGTGCATTTGCAACAGTTGAGACATAGGTACAACTACCACTTAAAGCATCACAAACATACACCTCAAAAGGAGTGTTAGCTGTAATTGTAGTTATTTCTATATTAACTGGCATCAGTTATAAATAATATTTTATTGGTATTTTATGTATACCGGTTGATTAACAACAAAATTTATTGGCGAACCCGAAATCAACACAAGTTGTCCCGCTTGAAGTGGTGCGGTTTCATCGTGGAAGAAGTTAAAACCATCAATAGCAAAACTAACCGTATTACCACTATATGTTGCCGTCGCCCCACTTTGAGTAAATGTAATTGAATAAAAATTGGTTGTTAACAAATCAGAGTAATAACTGTATCTGTTTACACCATCCATATCCACATAACTCCAATATACCGCCCTATCAGAAACTGCGAATTGGTTTGGTGTGGTGATTCCTGTTGATGTAATATAATTTAAGAATACCGTATCACCTGTTGGTGGTAGGTTGAAGTTTGTGTTTAACATATAACCAAAACCAACTATAGGTCCTGATGACGGAGTTGGTGTTGGTGTTACAGTACTACTTGGGGTTAATCCCGGTGTTACTGACGGTGTTGGTGTAGGCGATTGAGTAGCCTCAGGAGTAATTGAAGGTGTTACCGAAGATGTTGGTGTCGGACTTACAATTAAGGAACTAGTTGGGGTTATAGTGTTTGTTGGAGTAACTGATGGACTTACTGTTATACTTGGTGTAATAGTTTGAGTTGGTGTTAACGAATTTGTCGGAGTTACTGTTGGGGTTACTGTAACTGTTGAAGTTGGTGTTATTGTTGGAGTTGGCGTTTGAGTTGATGTCGGTGTTTGGGTTGGAGTTTCAGTTGGGGTTGGAGTTTGAGTCGTTGTTTGTGAAGGTGTGTTAGTTGGTGTGTATGTTGGAGTAACTGTAGGAGTTGGTGTTTTACTTGTTGTTGGGGTAAGTGAATTTGTTGGTGTTACTGTAGGCGTTAACGAATTTGTTGGGGTTGAAGTTTTAGTAGGTGTAACGGTTGGGGTTGAAGTTTTGGTTACAGTTGGTGTCGGTGTTTGTGTTGTAGTACTAGTTTGAGTTACTGTGCTTGTTGGTGTAATCGATGGAGTTAAACTTATTGACGGTGTAACAGTCGGCGTTGGTGTAGGAGTTACGGTATAAGCAATTGATGTGATACCTGTTATCACACAATTTTCATCATCCACAACTTTAACCATGTAACTATCACCATTGTTATATGGTGATGGTATATCAAATATGTACGGTAAATCACCAGTTACAATAGTTGATATGTAAAAGCACGAGGTACCACCACTTTGACAGATATAAACGTCATATGGTGACGTTCCTGTAAGAGAATTGATTGTAACTTTTATTGCCATTTTAACACTCCGTAATTGTTGATGGTGTAATTGATTTAACCCTCAGAACACTTCTTGATACCGTGCTCGGTAATGATGTATTTTGACAAAACTCACAAGTTGATGAAACATAAGTTTTAGAACCTGAGGTCTGACCTTGTTGAATAAATACTGTTAAGTCTTCCGTGGTATTACCCAAACAATCAAATCTTTCAATTTCAAATACAATTTTAACTTGTTGAATTGCCGAAACAACAATGTTATTATTTGTTAAGAACACAGTTATTTTATTAGATGTTGTTGTGTAACCACCACATTGGTCAGGTAGATTGTTACCAAAGTTTTCATCCGTCCAAGTAATACACCCAGTTTGAATAGTACCCGAATTTGAAGTCGCACAAGACTCACAATTTTCATATACAACAGTACTTAAACCATTGAAGTAATTACCACTATAATTAACAATATTTGTGTTACCAACAGGGTAGTAACTTTGATATTGTCCAACATAATTCCAACAGTTTCCTTCAGCATCTTGGAATGAACCACCATTGGTAATTGCGAATTCTACAAATGAAGTTTGAAGAACGGTTGTTTGTGGATAATCAAATCCGTTTAATGTACAAGTTTGAAATACGTAAATCCAAGCCACGTTAGTTGATGAAGGTGTAGGCGTTATTGTTGGTGTAACCGTTGGTGAAGGTGTTATTGTTGGTGTAACCGTTGGAGTTGGAGTGAAAGCAACTTCACAATTCACACAATTACCATACATGGCTTTAATTTGAGTAACATTTGAGTTAGCCGAAACATTGTCATCGTTTCTAACATAAGTTAAACAGAAGTCGTAACCATCCAACACTCCCAAGAATGTAGTTCCAACAACCAAAGGTGTTCCACTGAATACCAACGAATCATTTGTATAGAACTCAAGGTCACTTTGACAATCCTTAAGAACTTTAGTTGTGACACATGTGAATGTTTCGTCAATAAATCTATAGGTTACCGCTCCAGCAACATCCACAGTTCTTGTCGGACTTAAAGATAATGTTGGAGTTGGTGATGGAGTTTCAGGTAAGAATCTTTCAAAATCAAAATCAATACCCGTATTACATGTAGGTGTTGATGGTGTCGGTGTTGGCGTAACTGCAAACTTGGTAAATTCAAAATTAACTACGTCACAAGTTATTGATGGTGTTGGTGACGGATATGGGACATAATCACAATCAAAATACGCAACAAAATCTAAAGTGTTACAATTTATTGGTGAAGGTGTTGGTGTTGGACAAGGTCCTGTTGTAAAGTAGTTGGCTGAAATGTCAGGACAAGGATTATAACATGGGTGTGCTCCCTCCAATAAACAACTACCACCCAAAGTATCACTTAAACACCAAAATGAACCTGTGTAGTAAATGTAACCTGTTGTAACACTGTCTCCTGTATAATAATATCTTGAGTTATATGTTCCCCCAATTTCATAGTTACCTGAGTAATCTACCAAATCAGGTAGACTGGTTCTCAAACAAAATTCTGTAGTTGCACATACACCCACCGATGGTGTTGGTGTTGGTGTTGCGTTTGGTGTTCTTGTTGGGCTTGGTGTAGGATTAATCACACAAATACCTGTTTGAACCACAATTACCTCAGAAGGTGCAATTATAGTATCTTCACAAACACAATATGTTGTCACCTCTAAAGGTGCCAATTCAACGGTCAATTCATTTCCATAACAATCAATATAACTAACTTCAGCAAAGGTAGTGTCACTAGTATTTGTTATATCATATTCCAAACAATTACAAAGAATTGTTGGGGTGTCTGTTACTGAAGGTGTGATAGTTGGTGTAACCGAAACACTTGGTGTTATAGATACTGATGGTGTAACTGTTGGAGTTGTTGTTGGAGTAACTGTTGGTGTTTTTGTAACTGATGGTGTAACAGAAACCGAAGGAGTTACCGACACAGAAGGTGTAATTGATACTGTAGGTGTTAGTGTCGGTGTAATAGAAACCGAAGGAGTTACCGACACAGAAGGTGTAATTGATACTGTAGGTGTTAGTGTCGGTGTTAGTGTTGGTGTAGGTGTAACTGATGATGTAGGTGTTAGTGTCGGTGTTTGTGTTTGAGTTGGTGTGGGTGTTGATGAAGGACAGACATATGGTTGATTAGTAAAACAGTCATTACAAGTTAATTGATATGTGAATATGTGTCCTGTACCGTTGTATAACGGTCCACTTGCAACATAAGGTATTATTGTTGCACAACCTGTAAATGAAGGTCCTGTAATACCATAGGTATCACCCTCATTTAAAATACCCGATACATTTTGGAATCTAAATAAATTTGTTGCATCACAACAATCTTGGAACAAATACACATCATACGGTTCTGACGATGACGGAGTCATTGTATTCGTGGGAGTTACAGTATTTGTAGGTGTATTTGTAGGTGTAATTGAAGGTGTTGGTGTTTGTGTTGGAGTATCTGTTGGAGTGATTGAGGGCGTTACAGTTGGGGTATTCGTTGGTGTTGCAGTTGGGGTTTCTGTTGGAGTAACCGATGGTGTTACAGTTGAAGTAATTGATGAAGTAGGAGTTATTGTATTAGTTGGTGTTATTGTATTAGTTGGAGTTGTTGTATGGGTTGGTGTAACTGTTGGTGTTAAAGATTCTGTCGGACTTACTGACGGTGTATTGGTTGGTGTTGTAGATGGTGTTAATGGTGGTGTACCTGTTGGTGTAACAGAAGATGTTGGAGTTATGGTATTAGTTGGCGTAATTGTTGGAGTAATAGTGTTGGTTGGTGTAACACTATTTGTAGGAGTCACCGTTGGAGTTACGGATTCTGTTGGTGTCACAGTAACTGACGGTGTTAAAGAACTTGTTGGCGTAAGTGAAGGTGTATTTGTAGGAGTATTGGTTGGTGTAAGTGAAGGCGTATTGGTTGGTGTAAGTGTTGGAGTATTCGATGGTGTGTTTGTTGGAGTATTTGTTGGAGTATTTGTTGGTGTTAAACTATTTGTTGGTGTATTGGTAGGAGTATTGGTAGGTGTGATGGTTGGTGTATTGGTTGGTGTCTCAGTCGGTGTTGGTGTTGGAGATGGACAAATAACACACTCAGAACAATTTGAGAAAATTTCTTTAGATTGTATCAAAACAGAACCTGTACCACCTAAAGTAACACTCTGAACTTCCCAACAAGTACCTAAGTAAGATATTACATTTCCATTAACAGGAACTGTACATCCCGCAGCATCAATTGATGATGTATTTGTACCGTCACAACAATCTGTTAATGTTGCGGTCCAATCAAAACAAGGATTAACTCCTTCACACTCAACACAACCATTATGGAACGTGTTGTAAACACCAATAGACTCACCAGGTGTTCCTGAAATAATTTCAAAACAACATCCATCAACATCATATACAAGTCCAACACTTGAATTCGCATTTGGTACCGTAATTGTTAGTTGTACCGTACCAGTACAACAATCTTCTACTAAAACATCTGTCAAAGTTTGTCCTGGCGATACTGTTGGTGTTGGCGTTTGTGTCGGAGTCTTTGTAACCGTTGGTGTTACAGTCGGCGTTTTTGTTTGAGTAGGTGTAACTGAAGGTGTTATTGTTGGTGTTGTTGTTGGAGTTCTTGTTGGAGTTGGTGAGGTAGGTATTGAGTTTAAAGCAACATTACAACTAACCGCAGTACATTGAGGGTCACTACAATTAGTTGGAACTAAAACAAGTCCTGTAACGGCGGGTTTTAAAGTATCTGTTGCCGAAGGAGCGCCACCACTAGGTCCGTTGTAAATTACTTCCAAACATAAACCAGAAACACCTACCCCTACAGTTGTAAAGACATCACCAACAATACTAAATTCTACGTCATTATACAAGGCATTACCGAAAGGGATTTGAACCCTACGGCTTGTTCCTAAACAACACCTTAAAACAACAATATCCCCTACACTCATTAATTAATTCTTTTCAATAAATACCCAAATGATATTTTTCATCAAAAAAAGATATGTTGTTTATGTTATTAATAAAGGAATTCTTCAATATATTTATAATTGTGAGACTTTTAAAAACAATAAAGAAAGTAATTGAGGAGGCTGAGGATAGATATCTCTCAGCATGTGAAAATAATGTTCCATTAAAAGAGTTGGACAAACTTGAGGAAAATTATAAAAAATCACTAAAGTTGATGGAGATGTTAGAAACAAAATCTCTTGAAAAAACAATCAAAAAGAAATTTTAAATTTCTTATCAGGTAAGGATACTCCCTTTTTACTTACCACATCAGAACACACTTCATTCGCAAAATTAATAGACACTTTAATGTCCGTTGTCTTATAATACATTAAAGTAAATGCGGAAATAAAACTATCACCAGCACCACTAACATCAATCGTTTCTTGTGGTTTATTGGAACCAAAAACTTCATTCAAAAACATCGCACCTTTTGAACCAAGAGTAATCACAAATTTTTCAAGGTTATCACTGACGAGTTGTTTGTTTTGATTGTATTCAATCTCATTCAACTTAACAAAATTCAGATTTTCAATACTTTTTTCTGTCAGTCTTTTTTTAGAATCCATTACAGAAAATTTTGACTTTTCAGTAATTTTACTAATAATATCTTCACTCAGATATCCTTTATTATAATCACTTATAATAACAATATCACTTCTTAGAATCTTACCAATTATCTCAGTATCTAACGATAATAAAGGTGAAATACCGTTGGTTTCACCCTCATCTAATCTCATAAACATGTGATTACTCTTTTGTTCAACATATCTGGTCTTAACAATATTTTCTATTTGGTGGATATGTTCAACATGAACGTCATCAGATAAACTTTTTAAGTTTTCCACTACGTTTCCTGCCATACCATAATTCTCAACTATGGTTGTTGGTTTAAGAATTGGGACGGGTGCTTCAGGTGAAAGTCTTTCAACATTTCCATAAACATACTTGTCGGTACAAAGTTCGCCGAAAACTAAAATCTTTATCATTACAGTAATAGATGTTCTTGTGATTGTCCTTTATTAAACCATGGTCTACTAATAATACCAGACCAAGCATCCATTGTCGCCCCCATGTCAATTGCGATTTTACCAAACTCATCTCTGAGAATCACACCATAGTCTTTCTGTAAACCAACACCTAACAAAACAACGTCTTCTTTTATTTTTTCAAATGATTTCAAAAATTCATCTCTATTTCTAAAGTTCACACCTTGTGAGTGATGGGTAAATCCAACCTCGGTTTCTAATCTTTTTTCCAATTGTTTAGGAATTAAAATTTCAGTGTTTGGAGAGATAATATTTACCGAGTGTCCGTTCAATACTTTTTTCATTGAGTCTATATTACCCAACTCTAAACTTCGGGAAATCATATGGTCACATATTTTAATGTCTTTAATATTTCTCCCCCATAGTTCCGCTTTATATTTTTCAATTGACCATATATTGTAAGTATAAAGTACTCTTACAACTTTGGTATTTGGGTCCATCAGACCAACCACATCAGATTCAACAAATGCCTTTTTGATTATTTTTGAAGCGTCGGTAACAAAATTATCCGATTCTTCAGGAAAACGGTAACCCCAAAGTTTACAATTCAATTCTAAAAATTCTTTGGAATAATTATTATTTAAGATGTAAATTTCACCATCACCAAATCTTGTTAGTGCAAACGGTGTCTTACTTTCAATTTTTTCTTTGATTAATTGAACCGTATCAACAATTGATATGTTTGGTGTTAGAAAATTAATATTAGAAACTGATGTCATATTTTTTAA